CCCCTGGCTGCCGCCGGTCTGGAGCTGCGCTGTCAGCGGTGAAAGCTGCCCGAAGTTGGGGTTAGCCATCTGCGGAGGCATAGAGCCCTGGGCTCCGCCAGGGACGTGCTTAGAGAGCGGCGAGAGAGCACGAGCCACCCGGCGGGCATCCGAAGCCACAGACAACCCCTTCCTGTTAATCCAGCACCCAAGCTGTCGTGGGAGCCGTGCCGGTCGAAGCGTTGACCACCCACCAGCAGCCCGCAGGCACCCGGAACGTGATCAGCGGGAGCGCGCCAGCGGCCTGCGAGTAGATCGTCGTGAGCGCAGGAGCAGTAGCACTACCCGCCAGCGACGATACCTGGATGGAGGTGATATTGGTGCCGCCGGAAGCCACCACCGTGGCATCACGCCAGAACGTGTTGGCCTGTGCGGTGTTCAGAGTGAAGCTCGGCGAAGCGACCGCGCCGCGCACCTGCTGCTCTTTGATGATCCGCAGGTTCGTTGCGAACGTCGGGGTGATCGACGAAGGCGACCCGGTGAACCTGATCTCACCCGCTGCCGCCGCGAGGCTGGTGCCGGTGTTCGGGTTGTCGCGCAGCTGGACGGTGCCTTCAGTGTCGAGCACTGCGTGAACGATCGGGCCGATACCGGCGGCGCCGGGTCCGAAGAAGTTCAGGTGGTAGGTGCATGCCTCCACGCACGCCTGGTCGAACCAGGAGGCGTGCAGCGCGGAGACCACTCCGGCCGAGCCGCCGTCGCCGTAGTTACCGACCGGGCACAGCCCAGACCAGCAGTACAGCAGGGTGACGTTGTTGCCGACGGTGTGTTCCATCGCCAGCAGGGCGTAGGTGTAGCCGCCGTTGCACACCACGTTGTTGAGGTAGTTCGAGGCGTTGTTGCCGTTCGACGGCATGATCAGCCCAGCCGACAGGCCGCCGGAGAACAATGTCACGTTCGTGAAGTCGCCGCTGTTGCCGTTGTACAGCTCGATCACGCCTGTGGTGCCGTACGCGAAGTTCCGGGCGTGGAAGCGGGCAGCGCCGAACATGTTCGCGGCGCTGTAGGTCCACCCGGCGTTCGAGTGCGTGGTCAGGATCGAGATGTCCTGGAAGACCACGCAGGTGTTCGAGTACACCGGGGTGGGGGTGCCGACCCCGAACCCGTTGAACCCGGTGCCGCAGCCGATTACCGAGGGGTTGCCTCCGAAGCCGCCAGAGGTTCCGGCGATTGATTGCGACTGAAGGGCGGCAGTGGTGAACACCCCGAAGGAGACCAGCGGCGACCCGGACCAGAACGGGTAGGAGGCGTTCCAGTAGCGGGTCTGCCCGCCGTCTCCTGCGCCCTTGAACACCAGGGTGACACCCGGGTTGCGTTCCGGGTTGATCGGAATGGTCAGCTGGGAATTAAACGCGATGTTGGTGCCGTCGGTGTGCTTGAGCGGGCCGCCGATCCCGAAGAACTTGCCCGTCGGGCTCGGGATGGTGATCTCTGCCAGCCCGTGCGCCTGGGCGTAGGTGTTCGCTGCCGCGATAGCCGACTGGAACGCGGCAGTGTCATCGGTGGCCCACAGCACCTGGAGACCGGACGCGGTCAGCGTGGGCGTGGTGTTCCAGGTGGCGGTGAAGCTGGTTGCGGAGTTCACGGCGGTGATGGTGCCCACCGAGGTGGTCTGCCCGCTGGTGGTCTGATTCTGGAGGGCGTTTTTGACCATGACGACCTTGCCGACGTCGCCGGAAGTCAGGACCGACTCGCCGATAGTGACGGTGCTGGAGGTCGCGGTGGTCGCCCCAGTGTTGCTGACCTTCCCATCGCCTTTGGCGCCGTAGGCGTAGACGCTGAACTGGTAGGCCTGCAAGGGGTGGGTGTGCCCGAGGTCTGCTGCGGTGTTGGTGGTGCCGAGCGCGGCAGGTCCGTCAGGCTGAAGCAGCGTGGCGTTCGAGCCGTATTCCACTGCGCCTTGCGCGAGGGTGGTCGCGGCCGGGAGATCGGCTGCCTGGATCGCTGCCAGCGCCGCGTTGACGCCATCGGAACGCAGGTAGTGCCCTGCCGACTGGGTGCCGGTGAGGGTGTTGATGGCTGCCTGCGCGGTGGCTGCTGCTGTACCGCCCTGGGCGAGGGGCAGCGGCGCGGCAAGGTGGGTGGCGGTGACCTGTGGGCTGCCTGCGATGCCGCCGAGGTCTCCGGTCAGCTGGACGATTCCTTCAGCGGCGTTCGTCGCGGCAGGTAGCTGGGTGGGGGTGGCGGTGCCGGAGATCTGCGCGAAGGAGTAGTCGCCGGTCTGTGCGGTGACGGCTCCGGTGCGGGTGAAGACGGAGGAGACTCCGCCGCTGATGGTGTGCCAGGTTCCGTCGCCTGCCAGGAACTCGGTGCTGATTCCTGGCGGGGTGGTGATGGGGGTGGTGCCGAGGGTGAAGGTGCCGGTGAAGGTGTTGGCACCGCTCCAGGTGTTGGGTCCTGCCAGGGTGCCGTAGGCGGTGAGGGTGGGCGCGGTGGAGTACTGGGCGAGGTCGGCGATATTGAGGGTGCCGGTGCCGGTGGGCTTGATGTAGTAGCTGGAGGTGACGGTGCTGATGGAGTTGTACTGGATGGTCTCGACGACCTTGTAACCCCAGCCGGTGGGGGTGACGCCTGCGGTGTCGGTGGGTAGCAGCGCGACGGAGAGGGCTCCGTTGGTCAGGGCGGCGGTGATGGTCAGCTGCGGGAGCATGACGCCTTGGGTGGTGGCGGCGAGTTCTGCGGTGGGGGTGAAGGTGACGGTGCCTCGTACGGGGTTGCCGGAGGCGTCGCTGTAGGTGCCGATCACGGTACAGGTCGGCGGAAAGCTCATGGTGGGCGCACCCTCTCCGTTATGCTACGCTACTCACAGGCTGTCAGATCGGCAGCGCAGAAGGGTCCTGCTATGACGTTGTTCCACATCGAAAACAAGCTCACCAGCGACCGGCACCGCTACGTCCAGTACCACCGCCTCGGCGGGTTGACGTTCTGCATCGACGTCACCTTCTACCCCGAGGGTATCGAGTACTCGCAGGCAGACATCTCGGTCCTGTCCGAAGGACGCGAGTGGACCGAGCTCGCCGAGTTCACCGCCGACAACTGGCACGCCGGAGCCAAGGCCGTCGAAGGCGACGAGCGGATCGCGGTGTTCAAGCAGATCTGCGCGTTCCTCCTCGAAGTCGGCTGCCAGGCCACCGGGCTGATGGCCGCGACCGCAGCGGAGGACGAGGAGTAGTGCGTACCCGGGTGCGCGCCTACCTGGCGCGGGTGATCAAAAGCACGTTCGGGTTCCACGCCCGGGGCGACGTCGAGTTCTCCAACGCCGAGGTGGTCAACGGCATGGTCGTGATGACCATGACGATGACCGCGATCAACGCGACGCTGCGGCTGACCCTGAAGCCCGAGACCGCGTGGCTGGTCGGCAACCGGCTGAGCGACGCGGGACACGAGGCGAGCAAGGACCGCGATGGCAGCCGGTGACGTCTACAGCGTCACCTGGTTAGAAGAGGACCAGGAATGGGTGGCGACCCACAACGGGTTCCCCTCCCTCTCCTACCTCGCCCCGATGCCGGTGCACGCACTCGCTGGGCTCCAGCGGTTGATCGCTGACTACCGCAAGGAGCAGGCGCAGCAGCAGAAGTAGCGCAACGCCCCCGCCCGCCTGGGCGGGGGTTCCTCATCTCAGAGATGGAGGCACCATGACCACCCCGCCTAAGAAGCCGCAGTCCGACAGCTACAAGACCCGGCGCGGCAAGGACGCGGTCTATCAGCAGGAGCGGGCGTACAAGAGCTCGCAGCGGGAGCGGCTGCCGCGCCTGCGTGAGAAGCGCGAGAAGAAGGACAAGTGATGGGGCGCGTCCGTAGCTGGTGGAACGGGTCGATCAAGCACGTTGGCTGGTCTCCGTGGCATGTCACGAAGGTGGTGTCGGTCACGGTGGAGGTCAACTCTGGCGGGGCGACTCCGCCTGGCCAGCGCGGACGCGTCATTCACTGCGCGATGACTCCCGAGCGGGCTCGGGTGCTGGCGCTGCTCTTGATGAAGTACGCGATGGAGGCGGAGGCTGAGCAGCGGCGACTTCTGGGTGGTGCCGACCCCGACTAGTCATGCTACGTTGCTCACATGACTTCGACAGTGCCCGCCGCCAAGCTCGCCAAGCTCACCACCGCCGCGCTCATCGAGCAGTACGAGATCGCCGTGGCCGACCGCGTCACCGTATTCGCCGCCGAGGGCTCGAAGCACGGCGGGCACTCCCCGAAGCAGAAGCGCGTCGACCGGATCGTGGACCTGCTCTCCACCCGCGCCGATCAGGGAGACGCTGACGCGCTCGCCTGGTTCTAGATCCACTAAGGCCCCCCGCCCGCAAAGGTGAGGGGCCTCCTTCATGCCCAGAACGCTCGGAGAGCGCGTCTCCCGGTCTCCCAGCGCTTTCAGCTAGACCAGGGCGGGCGCGGGCTTGAAAGCGCCCTCACAGCGCCCCTCGTGCTCCTGACGGGAGCGCACCGCATCCGCCCACACCTCGACGTGGTTCACCGTCCACGCCGCCTGGCAGCAGCGGTGACAGATCAACACCCACGGCAGCCGAGGCGGCAGCGTCGCAGTCTCGTCGTACTCTTCCTCGCTCATGCCAACTCCGGTCCATCTCGAAAGATCACGTTCTCGGTAGGCCAGGCGCCGTCCGGCCAGTACTCCACCCGCTTGAGGGAGCCGTTCTCCTGATACTCGACGCACTTGACCCTAGGGCAGGCGCGGGCGTGGATGCCCTGGCAGTGCTGGCAGGCTTCGCCCTTGTCGAAGTACTCCATCACCCGGTCGCGGTCAGCGCCTTCCAGCGCCACCTCGGGCGGCGCCATCGCCCGCAGCGCCATCAGGTAGGAGGCGGCGTCTTCCCCGACCGGGGTGGCCCCCTTCTCGTATGCCTCGATACGGGCGGGAGAGACCCCTAGGAGCTCCGCAAGCCGAGCGCGCGTGATACCCGCCCCCTCACGGGCTGCGCGCCGCTCCTGCGCGCTCATAGCGGTCAGCGCGCGATGAGCGACCGACCACTCAGCCAGCGTGTTCAGGACGCTCACGAACCCACCGCCTGATCGGTGCCGTCCCAGGTGAACTCAGCCACCGGCAGATGCTTCGAGCAGGCGACGCAGTAGGTAGCGCCGTAGAACTTCGGATCACGTGCGTAGGTCTCTGCCAGCGCGGTACCCATCGTGGTGAGCGATCCGCAGGCCTTGTGGATGTAGGAGCGGCGAACCGGGCGCACGAAGCCCTTGGCACGTTCTTCCTCCGACAAGACAAGGTAGACCTCTGCTTGCGACACCTGGTGCTCATCGACGCCGTGAGTCAGGCGCGGGTCGTCAGGGTCAGTGGTCAGCGACATCTAGGCTCCTTGGAACGAGCTGTAGGGCGCCCCGTCCCCGTGGGCGCCCTACATGATCATGGTAGCGGTGACGGGGTTCGAACCCGTGCTCTCTGCATTGAAAGTGCAGTGTCTTAGGCCACTAGACGACACCGCCGTACCCCCGGTCGGACTCGAACCGACGACCCGCGCATTAAGAGTGCGCTGCTCTAGACCAGCTGAGCTACAGAGGCTTGCCTTGCGTACCCCGTACCGGACTTGAACCGGTGTCCTCCGCCTTGAGAGGGCGGCGTCCTAGACCATCTAGACCAACGGGGCGCTGTCTGCTACGTGACTCATTCTAGCTCAAAGCCGAGCGCGCCCGCCACCGCCTTCACCGTCGCACACGGCCAGGCAACCGCGTACTCATCCGGCACTCCGCATGCCGCGCACACCGCCCGCATCGGCCCGTACGTAGCCAGGTCAGTACCAAAGCCCATCCCGTGCTCCACGCAGTCGTGGATCTCCAGGACCGCCAGCAGCGCATCCACCGCCGCCGAGCACTGCTGGCAGCCACAGTCGAACTCGCAGCCTTCACAATGCCCCCGATCGTCCGTCAGCGCTGCCAGCCGCTCACGCAAAGCTTCAACAGTGTTGATCATGCGGAAGGGGGGAGGGTCGAACTCCCACGAGTGTTACCTCAAACGCTTTTCGAGAGCGTCGCCGCCGCCATCTATCGGCTGGCCCTTCCAGGAACTACGTACCGTCGGCGAGACTCGAACTCGCAACCACCGCCACCTGAAGACGGCGCCTCTACCAGATTGGGCTACGACGGCGCGGAGGGCACAGGGATCGAACCTGTGCTGGTGACCCAGGCCTCTGCTTAGCAAGCAGGCCCCTTACCTCTCGGGCAGCCCTCCAAGTCACGAAGATCGTGACAGGAGACTCCGAAGGTCCTCGACCAGCAGCTCGTGGTAGAAGCCGTCCTCGCCCCGGACACCAGCGACGCCCGCAGGTTCCAGCGGCGACTTCTCCCGAGCCCCGACAGCATCCAGGAAAGCCTGCACCCGATCACGGGGCGACTCACCGGGATACGGAGGCAGCTGGTTCACGCTTGGCATCGTCGCACACCTTGTGGCACGGCGCCAGCTTTACCGGGTGCCGCAGGATCGCCGGTCGCCCGCAGTGCATACACGGCCCCGCGTAGTCCCTGGCAGCAACCGGAGCGTGAGACCAGTCGACAGTGCCCCACGTCGTACGACCCGGTTCCGTCGCGGTCGTCTTCCGTGGGGCCATGCCGTACTCCTTCGCGCTGAGGGCTTGGCATGCCCGGCACGCTGTCTAGAGCTCCAGCCTAGCTGGTAGGCCGGGAGAGCGCCTGATACGCCCGCTCCGCCCGCGCCCAGCGATCCAGCGGGTCAGAGTCAAGACCAAGCGCCTGATCCTGCGAGAGGAACCCGTCAGCGAGCAGCTTGGTCGCCGTATACCGCTGAAGGTCTTCCCACGTGGTCTCCGGCGGGTCAGGGTAGCGGCGCGCCTGCCAGCGGCCAGCCACCTCAGTCACTCGTCGCGTCCATACGCGGCATCCCGAGCCTTGCGCAGCAGCCGGATCAGCCGGTTCAGCTGATCGCGCTCCAGGTTCGCGGTATACAGCTCGTCCTGCGGGGTCTCCGGCGGCGGAGGCCAGCACGTTGCCTGGTCGTAGTCTTCCTTCGACACCGGCGGGTAGGGCAGGATCGAGAGAGAGACCCCGCCACTGAGTTCCATGTCACTGGAGGACAACGTCGACCAGTGCAGCGTCAGGCGGGGGGAGGTGATCATCACCTTGCCGGTGACTTCGCCCAGCTCGTTCCAAGAGTTCGACTCTTCGCTGTGCGGCCATGCAATGACTTCTTTCGGCATCGCGCCGAACCTCCATCGCGGAGTAGAGGCAGCCTCGCGCCGCCTACTACTCCGCGATGGTACTAGCTAGAGCTCACCCACGCTCAGGCTTCGAACTCTTCCCACTCGAAGCCGCAGCCAGGCTGAAGGCATCGCAGCAGGACGAGTACCTGCTTGTTCAGGGTCCGGCGGCTGACTGCGACGTTGCGGTTGTGCGAGCAGCCAGGTGCGGGCCTGGTCGACCCTGCGGGAGCCCCCGACCAGGTGTTCGGGGTCTCCTTCTTCCGCCAGCCCATCAGGCGTACTCCTCGTAGGTGCCCTGGCAGTCGTTGCACCGGTAAATGATGATCGTGTACCCGCCTTCGGTGCGGCGGGAGATCTCGGTGCGCGAGCCGGTGTGACGGCAGTTCGGCATCTAGATCGCCTCGTCCCAGTTCGAGCCGCAGGCCTGGCAGGTCATGTGCTTGATGCCCTTGGAGGCGTCGCGGCCGTACTCGCTGACCGCGCCGACGTGGCTGTTGCCCTGGCACTGGGGCGGGGTGTACAGGTTCTCGGTGCCGGGGTTGCGGGTGTCGTAGTTGTTGTCGCCGCTGCGGTGCTTGGCCATAGGTGGCCTCCCTTGTGGATCAGTGGTTTCTGATGGGCGTTCAGCCCTATGAGTAATGTAGCATCAGAACCCTGATCTTGCACGTAGGGCGGGCAGGCGGGACTCGAACCCGCAGAAGTACCACGCCAACTAAGGCGCCGCTCTACCAATTGAGCTACTGCCCGACGTGCGCCTGAAGGGACTCGAACCCCTGACTCGCCGCTTAGGACGCGGCAGCTCTATCCACTGAGCTACAGACGCTTGCGTACGCTCGGCGGGAGTCGAACCCGCACCCCGAAGGAGCGGCTTTTGAGGCCGCCGTGTCTGCCGTTCCACCACGAGCGCCAGCGTCGGGCAGGGCAGGAGTTGAACCTGCCTCGGCGGGGCCAATCACCGCTGTCAACAACCGCAGGCCCCTATTCGGCCACTGCCATCCACCAGGACGCACCGGAATCGAACCGGCTACCGCCCACTCTGCCCGACGTAGGCGCTGAGAGACTTGAACTCCCGACATCCGGTTTGTAAGACCGGCGCTCTTCCAACTGAGCTAAGCACCCATCACCACCCACATTCTTAGCAGCACTTTGCGGGCCGCGCCCCACCATAGACCTGGCCACGAAGACCTGGTCACAGGCGAGGTGCGAGTCTGCACCCGGAGGGTGGCCCCACCGTCCCGTTGGCGTAGAGGGAATTGCACCCCCGTGCAACACTGCTTATCAGGCAGCTGCTCTACTGCTGAGCTATACGCCTTCGTCGTGCGTGGATGTGGGAGGAGTTGAACCTCCGACCCCTGCCTTATCAGGGCAGTGCTCTCACCACCTGAGCTACACATCCGGGTGCGGGCGGCCGAGAGCTTCCGCGCGGTAGTCCTCTCGGTATCCGGCCCAGGCTTCGCCATGCACAGCTCAGCCAGCTTTCCCGCGTGGACGCTACAGGATTTGAACCTGCGACCCCCTGCTTGCAAGGCAGGTGCTCTACCAGCTGAGCTAAGCGCCCTGGTGTGACGGGCAGACGTTGCTTCCGTGGATGCGCCGTTCCCGGCTCATCGCCAACGTCTGCCCATCGTGGCTGGAGGCGGGTTCGAACCGCCGACCCCTCGCTTTTCAGGCGAGTGCTCGTACCAACTGAGCTATCCAGCCATGCTGCGCCGCCTCTGATTCATGACGGATCGTCCCCCGCTCCTGGAAGGGGTGCCCACGCTGCCACAGGATCTCCCTGGACAACACAACAGCGGCGCTGCGCTGCCCACCGTGGATTCGAACCACGAACCGCCTGATTCAGAGTCAGGTGCGCTGCCAATTGCGCTAGCGGGCATCGATATCAAGTTGTAGAGCTGATGGCCGGACTCGAACCGGCGACCGCCCGATTACGAGTCGGGTGCTCTAGGCCAGCTGAGCTACACCAGCGTCCGGATGGCAGGACTCGAACCTGCGATCTCCTGGTCCCAAACCAGGCGCCTTTCCAACTAGGCCACATCCAGTCTTGCTATGTTTCTGTACTGCGTCGGGGTAGCCGGACTTGAACCGACGACCTCTTGTCCCCCAGACAAGCGCCCTACCAAGCTGGGCCATACCCCGGTGGAGCCGAAGGGGGCGGGGTTGCGCGCCCCGGCGCTTCCCCCCTCGACGCTCCCTCGGCAGGGCTCGAACCTGCGACCCACGGATTAACAATCCGTTGCTCTGCCAACTGAGCTACAAGGGAATGCTATGAAGTTGGCAGGCCCGTTTCCCCTAACGCTGGTACGGCCAGCGCAAACAGGGCACGAACTGAGTTCGGACCTCAGCCTTCCGGCGTTCAAACCCCACGGGCCAACAGGGTCATCGCCTTAGTGGCAGGAGCAGGATTCGAACCTGCGAAGCGTGAGCGATCGGTTTACAGCCGACTTCCATTGGCCACTCGGACACCCTGCCATTGCTGTTCAGTTGTAACGAGTCGCTGGCCGGATTTGAACCGGCGTCCACGGCTTTGCAGGCCGTTGCCTCGCCTCTCGGCCACAGCGACACCTCTTGCGAGCCGAGGACGGGACTTGAACCCGCAACATCCTGATTGGAAGTCAGGCTCCCTACCAATTGGGCGACCTCGGCGAGGTGAAGCAGACGTTCGCTGGGGTCAGCTGTCCTGGCTATCCGTCTGCTTCGCGGTCCTGACGGGACTTGAACCCGCGACCTCCACCTTGACAGGGTGGCGAGCACTCCAACTGCTCTACAGGACCTTGTGATGGCAGCACGGTGATCAGTGAACTGACGGAACAGCAGCGCCCTGGGATCTCTCCAGGTTCTACTCCGTACTGCCTTCGTAGCGGTGGTCGGATTCGAACCGACGATCTCAGGATTATGAGCCCTGCGGGGACGACCGAGCTCCCCTACACCGCGTCGTTGGTGCCTGACCCCTACGAGAGTAGTCAGGCACCGGGTCGGCTGGGAGCGCTTTTCCTCGGGCGAGGTTCGCTTTCGCCCCGCTCCCTGCCGATGCCTCTATATTACGCTACTCGCTTCGGTGTACGCCAGTGACTACGGGTGGGCGCGCTCAACCATACGGATGAACGTGATCGAGTCGGCGTGCAGAGCGAACACGGTGCGGTGCCGGTAGTCCTTGAAGTACACGAACCGCTTGTCGTCTCCCCGGGCGTCGTTGCCTGCCTGCCAGTACAGCGCGGTGATCTTCTCGACTACCGGGATGTTGTCCAGGCCGTGATGGACGTAGGAGACCTCGAAGGTGTGCATGTCGCTGGCGACAGCTTCAGTCATGAGCTTTCCTTCATGGTTGGTTGGTAGGCCACGACGGGTGCTCGTCTGACCAGTCATCTGGCAGCCGGTCCCAGCCGTGGGCGTCCTTGATCGCAGCGACCAGCATGCCGTACAGAGCGCCCGCAGGAGCCATGTGAAGCCCGCCAGAGGCTAGATGGATATAGCGGGCTCTCTCAGCCTCGTAGAACGCCCTGTGAGAGCTCTCTAGGGCTACCGCATCCTGGGGCCCGTCTTCGGGCGGGAGACCCAGCGCGGCGAGGCGCTTGTGTCCCCTGACCTCTTCTGCCTGACTCATGGTTGCCACCTGCATCGGAGATGATAGATGTCCGGTTCTGTCATGGTTCAACCTGGGCACTGCCGCCTGCCGTAGGAGCAGCTTACGGAAACGCCCAGGTCGTCGTTATGCCACCTGCGGTTATGTGGCACCCTAGTTCTCGCAGCCGCACTTCGGGCAGCGGTCGTGAATCTCAGGCAGGTACGGGTGCTTGCACTCCTGACAGGTGATCGCCCCGTACCCCTCCATCCACGAGCCCTCCGTCAGCCCCGTCAGCTCCGTCGCCGCCCACACCAGCGCATCCATCCGGTCCGGGCTGCCCGAGAGGCCAGGCACGTAGGTGCACAGCTGGTCCTCCAGCTCCGGCAACGTCCCGACATGATGCATACGGCCCTGCTCGTACAGGGAAGAGATCGGCTCCGCCCTGATGGTCTTGCCCCTGGAGGCACGCACCTGCTTGTAAGGAACGTTACGGTCCACAGCCCGCAGAGTCCGGCCGATGTAGTCGCCGCCGTTGTTCACCTCAGCAACGATGCAGTCAGCTTTGAACTCCCGGTACACCCACAGGGCCCGGCGCATCACCTCGTCAGGGGTGCCCCGGAACGAGTAGTCACCCAGGACGTAGCCGTGATCACCCTGATGCCCGACCACGACGATGCCTGACTCGTCCGACTCATCGCCGGAGGTCACCGCAGGGTCGATCGCTACCACGACGCGGGTGAGGTTCGGGACCTCTTCCTTCCCGACCCGGTACTGGTCGATCACCGTGCGCGACCACAGGGCGCCCTCAATGTCCTCCAACAGCTCGCCTTCGAGCTCCTGGCGGCCCAGGCGGGAACCTTCGTAGCGATGCTTGAGCTCCGCCAGCGCTGTCGCCGAGAGGTTCAGCGCGTTCTCCCAGGTCGATCCCCGGGTGATGTGGACCGAGCCGTCCTTGCGGCCGAACAGGTCCCGGATCAGCTTCGTCGGGCGCGGGGTGGTGGTGACCACGATGCGGGGTTTCTCGCCTTTACGCAGCGCAGGGACCAGTCCCTCATGCCAGGTGGCTTCGTAGCGCCAGGAGCCGAGCTCATCACACCAGGCGCCCCACAGGTTCGCGCCTCGGGCGCGTTCGGGCTGGTCGGCGGAGTAGCCGTAGATCACGGAGTTGTTCTTCAGCATGATCTGTAGCTCGTTGCGGCGGTAGTTCGCCAGCTGGTCCTCGCCGAGGGCTTTCAGCACGCCGGTGGAGCCTTCGAGGCAGGTCTTGCGCACGTCACGGAACGTGGGTGCGAACACCGCCCATTCGGAGCCGGGGAACTTCAGCGCCTGCTTCACCAGCCAGGTCGAGCCGACCAGGGACTTGCCGAATCCTCGGCCGGACATCAGCAGCCAGATCACGAAGTCGTCGTCTGGGCCTTGGCAGCCGCAGGTGAAGCCGTTGCCGTCAGGCTTGTGGTGGTCTGGGTGGTCGGGGGGTAGCTGCTTGGGTCGGAAGGTGTCGGGGTAGCGGGAAGCGCGAAGCACGCCGAGTCTGGCTTGTAGGGCCATGTACTCGGCGTGCTTCTGCTCTAGCAGGCGTTTAATCTCCCGTGGGTCGTCCACGCTGTTCCTCGGCGGCGATCTGCTCGTTGAGTTCGGCGATAGCGGCGTCGAACGCGGAGGAGATGTTCACCTCTGCCTTCACGTTGATCTTCAGGGCTGCGTCCAGGCCGAGGAGCTTGGCGCGGCGTTCCTGGATCGCCAGTAGGTCCCTACGGGCACGGGAGTTGGGTGCCGTGTCGTAGATGGGGGTGCCGTCGGGGTTGACGGCGATGCGGCCTGACTGGGTGACGTGGGGGTGGCGGGTGAGGGCTTCGCGCCAGGCGATGGCGCGCAGGGAGTCGAGTTCTTCGAGCTGTTCGGCAACGATCTCGTCGACGGTGGAGCGGAGTTCGGCGGCGCGCTGGGAGAAGCCGAGGGAGGCGTCTTTGCGTGCGGTGCCTTCGGTGATGCCGAGTTCGCGTGCGATGTCCGCGTATCGGGCGCCGCGTGCTTTCATGGCGATGACTCGGGTGCGGCGCTCGGCGACCTCGGCCTGCTTTGCGATGTTCGCAGGCATGGAGTTCTCCTGTATGTGTGAAGTGTTGTAGCTAGTTTACTGGTTGGGTGGCTGCTGTGTCGTGTTGATCTTGATGAGTGCGGCGATCAACTCGATAGCTTCGGAGCGGTCGAAGCCAGCGGCACGGTAATTCTTGTACATCTCGTAGGTGGCGATGGCTCCGGCGAGGGCGTCGGGGAGTGCTTCGTTGATGTGCTGTTCTTCGTCCATTGGCCTAGTGGAAGTAGTCGCGGCGGGCGAAGTGCAGGGCGAGGAACGTCAGTCCTGCCAGCGCCAGGGTGGTGGGGGTGAACCAGGCGTTGTTGATGTGCGCCTGGGTGCCTTGCAGGATCGTGGCGACGGCGAGGAGTACGGCTGCGACGACGGCGAACATTTAGTCCTCCTTGGGGCGGCCACTGATCTTGTCCATCAGGTTGTTGATGGCGTCAGTGTCCATGACCTGTGCCCCGTGGATCTTGAAAGTATGCTCGTCGCGCTTCGCCCGGTACTCCGTGACGATTTCGCCGATGACATGCAGGATCATCTCGTCGTCCCAGTCATCGAACCTCGGGTCATCGAGGTTGCGGGCAAGAGACTTGATCGCCTGGCGTAGGGTCTTGCGGGCCATCGCGTAGTTACCTCCGATGGGCCAGCGCTTCATGTCGCTCATCTGCTGCTCCGGTAGGTCGCGAGGGTCGCGTGGATCTGGGCTCTAGCGAGGGTCCAGGTCATGCCGATCTCGGACATGCGGGTCGGGTCGGCAGCGAGGAGGCGTTCAGCTTCCAGGTAGTGCTCTTCCGGGGTGAACGTGGGTGCCTCGGTGCGGCGGGTGACCCGTAGCTCGGTCATCTCCTGCTCCAGCTTCTCAACCCGGTAGGCCAGCGATTGGAGGAGCTGGGTGGGGTTGCGCGGCTCGGGCCAGTCTGTCATCCGCCGATGATCCTGTATCCGGCTTGTGGGCGGGCGGCTGCTGCTTTCAACGCCTTGACTTCGCATTCGAGCTGGTGAAGGCGGGAGATCAGGGTGGAGGCGAGTTCTTTGGACACGTGGGTCAAGGCGACCTCTGCCGGGAACGGGATCACCACGACCTGGCGTTCCAGTTTGGCTTCGAGGTACTGCTGGTACTCGCGTGCCTGGTTCGGGGTCAGCGCCTGGTGTAGCGGGCGGATGAACACGATGTCGTCGGGGCCGATGTTCGCCGAGCCGATCGGTGCCCAGGCGGGTCCGGCTTCGATCTTGTCGAGGCGGGCGGCGAGGGTGCGGCACACGTCATGCAGGTTGGTGCGGGCATCTTCGAGGTCTTGCGGGGTGCACATCTCGACGTAGTCAGCCATCAGTGGCTGACCTTCCACGAGCCGTCGCACCAGTGGGCGCGGATCATCGGGATGCCCAGGTGGCCAGACAGGTACACCAACGCCTGTGGGATCGAGTCGTTGGTTACGGTGACCGAGGCGCGCACCCCGGGGCCGTTGAACTCGTTGAGCAGGTCGCACAGTTTCTCGGTCAGTTCCCTGGCCCGGGCGAACGCGTCGGTCTGGGTTTCAGTCACCGGGTACCTCGATAGCGATGAGTTGTTCGTCTTCGACGATGGGGGTGAAGCGCTTGTCGGAGGCGATCACAGTCAAGTCGCCTTCGGGGTGGCGGATCGCTACGACCTTGACGTCGTAGGGTTCTACGCCGGGTAGGAGCGTGGTGACTTGGGTGCGGCCAGCCTGGAGCGTCCGATAATCGATCACACCGGTGTCGCAGTGCGGCGCCGGGTTGCGCAAGTCGATCAGGTTGGGCATCAGCCGGTCACCGCAATCGAGTGGGCGTCGCAGAACGGGGCGCCGGTCTCGGCGGGGCGCTGGCAGTAGCCGTACGGGGCAGACGCGAGGCACAGACCCCGGTTGCGGTGCGCTTTCGCGCGGCGCCGCCCCGGGCCTGACGTCGGAATCAGCCGGTCCTGGTTCTGCTCCATCAACCGCAGCTGGCGACGCTGGTTCGCCAGGCGTGCTTCAACCTTGAGCATCGCAGCGAGCTTACGGTCCCGGTAGCGGTGCGCGCGGCGCCCAGGGCCAGGGCCGAACGTGTGGTGCGGGTTCACCTTCACCCCGTGCGGGGTGACCTCGGTGACTTCCATCGTCTCGCCGTCCACGTCCAGGACATCGCCAGGAACATACTCTTTGGCGTGTCGGGTCAGAATGCTGCCGGTCACTTCTTCGCCTCCGTCGCCCACAGCTGCGCCTCGGCGAGCGCGTGCAGCGCCATCTCCCGGGCGTGGGACTTCTTCAGGGCCTTGATACCGTCCTCGACGCCGGAGAAGCATTCGAGGAGAGTCGGCTTCGGCTTGGGCAGGGTCAGCTGCCCGTCGGTGGAGACCGAGATGTGCCCGCCGGTCGCAGCGACCGGGATGTTCATCACGATGCCCGGGGCGATAGCCAGGCCGGAGGTCGGGGTGACGTCATAGCCGCCGATGTAGATGGTTTGCGCTCCGACGTTACGGATCGCCAGCGCCTGGTGGTACGGGTAGGTGGTGTAGGAGGTCACGGGCCAGCTCATGGTGGTTGATCCTTGGGTGATGGCCGGGTTGGGGGTGCGGGGGATGTATACCCCCGACGCCCCCAACTCTGGCAGGGGGTGGAATGTCACGGTGCGTAGACGATCTTGGTGGCGCCGTGATGACCGTGGATCGTCTCGACGTCTTCGATGCTGGCGTAGATCGCGGTTGAGGCGACCGTGGTGCGCCAGCGTAGGGCGCAGGCACCGTCGGTGAAGATGATCCCTTCGGCGACGGTGCCGGTGCCGGAGGTGCCGGTGACGTCTTCCTCGCGGTAGAGGTAGAAGATCCGCATGCTGGGGTCGTTCACGGCTCTCGGCCTGCTCCCTCGCAGCGGGGGGCGAATGGTAGGTGGCTGGTGAGGTTCTTGTTCACGTGGTGGCGTACCAGGCCTTTGCGGGTGAGTTGGAATTCTCGTCCGCAGACCGGGCAGATCACCCGTTCGATGTGCCTGCTCACGCGTGCAGGTCGGTCACTGCCTGCTCAGCTGCCGCGATAACGGCAGGAGCGGCGTTCTCCGCTGCCTTCTCCGCGTCCTGGGCCAGACCCTCGCCTGCCTTCTCCGCGTCGGCCAGAACCGCTTCTCCGGCGGTTTCTGCCGCCTCCTCGGCGATCGGGGCGTCCTTCTTAAAGACGGCCTCGAACTTGTCGGCGAACTCGTGGATCAGGTCTGCGAGGTCGTGGAAGGGGTTAGCCATGGTGATCCTTACGTTTCGCTGCCTGGCAGTCCGCTGCCTGGCGCAGGGCTGTTAGGTCGTACAGGCGGCGCCGGGGATGGCTCGGGTCCTTCTGGGAGGGGACCTTGTAGATCGAGACCCAGTACCGGATGGTGCCCGGGGCGACCTTGAACATCACGGCTGCTGCTTGAGCGTCGGCGTACAACAGGCGCCTCCCCCGGTTACTCTCTGTCGCGGGGGCGCCCAGTTCGCGCCAACTAGCAGCACTATTGTTGGTGATCTTGAAACTGTCAAGCTGGGCAACGCGAAGACCCCCGGGCCGCTAGGGCACCGGGGGTCTGGCAGGGGTAGATCAGGGCTTCGGCGCAGCGTTGCGCAGCCGCTCAGGCTCCGCCACCATGCCCGCCACCCCAAGCAGGCACGACTCCTGCACATCCTTGAGCTCATCGGTCACCGTGATCAACACACCGCCGTTGATCCAGATCTCGCCGACCTTCTCGATCAACGACAGCTTGGACGCAGCCTGATGCAGCCCAGGCACCACCAGCGAACGCATATACACGTTCGTCAGCGGCCACAGCGCGTCCTTCGCCGCGTCCAGGTGCCGCGCCGCCCGCTGGTAGTCCTCGTCATCGACCGCAGAGCCAGCGGCGCGCAGAGCCTTCGCTGCCGTACCCAGCGCCGCGTACTGCTCGGGGCGCTCCAGGATCAGCGCGTCGGCGCCCAGGGAGCAGCAGCGCGCCATCGACTCCAGGCGCAGGCGGGTGCTGGAGAGATCCATCAGAACCCTCCGTTCAGCTTGAGGTACTTGGCCAGGGCGGTCAGCTCGGTCACCATCGCCGAGCCGGTCGTGTTGATCCAGTCCTCGTCGGCGGCCACCTTCGGGTGCCCCTCGGAGTAGCCGAAGCCGGACAGCACCTCGGCGAACACGGCGACAGCGGCAATCTCGTCGCTCAGTCCGCCGCCCTGGAGCGCTTCCATCGCCATCGCCAGGTACATCGTCGCGGTGCCGCTAGCGTCGATGGAGGGGTTCGCCAGCAGGCCCGTCGCCGCGCGGTAGGGGGCGGCCATGCGGATCAGGCACAGCGTGATCTCGGCGGTCTGGATGTCGCAGGCGGCGTTCTCGAAGGCTTCGGCGACTCGGGCGAGGTAGGTCGCGGCCATCGCGCGCCGCTGCCAGCCGGGTGCGTCGCTCATGACTGCACCTCGCCGTCGGTCAGCTCGATCACGGTGCCCTCCGGCACGAGCGCGTCCAGGGACTGCTCGAAGTCCCGAGCCGCCTTACGCGCCGGGTCGGGCATGCTGGCGGATGCGTCGATGATGAACCCGAGGTCGGGGTTGATCTCGTCGGTCATGGTTCTCCTTCCGGGGCGGGCATCTCCCGCTATGAGTAGCGTAGCATGACGAAAGCCCGCCAGCACGGGGCCAGCGGGCTTTGGGAAGTTGATCAGGCGCGCTCGGCAGCGACGAACTCCGCCAGGATGACCCGAATCTCCGCCACTGTCACCACCCCGCGCATGCGGCCGATCACCTGCTTGATCGCCGAGGCGGCGTCAACGAGGTCGCGCACCCTCGGCTTCTCGCCAAGGTCGTCGACCAGCTGACGCAGCCAGGCGAACTGACCCGGGCGGCCACTGCCGGAGATCAGCATCAGGTCCTCGGCGAGGATCATCAGGCGGTGCTCGTAGGAGCCCTCCTCGACCTCGACCAGGTCCTTGGCGAAGACCAGGCTCTGGAAGTTGGGGCGCGAAAGCCAGAAGGAGAGGTAGATCCGGTCGTTTCCGTCGATGTCGTTGTAGCCGTGGGCGACCCGACCCCACTCGGTACCGTCGGTGCTGACCATCAGCTTGCCGGTCATCTCGTTCATGTTCTGCTCCTCTCGGGTGAGCGTCCTTCGCTCTGTGAGCAATGTAGCACAACCGACCGGGGTGCGCACCGGTCCTGCGGTTGGCCAACTGGCCAAACCCAGGACCGTCAGCGAAGCGCCAGGAGCGCCGCTCCCGCGCTGGCGACCCCTGGGCAAGGCAATGCCCCCCGGGCGGCTCCCGAGGGGCGGAGAAGCGCTCCTGAAGGCTTAGAGCGCCTTGATAGCGGCGATGGCCGCCCGCGCCTGCCGCGTACGCAGCGGTGCCAGAACCTTGCGGGCCGCGACCAGCTCGTCAGTCTCGACCAGGCCCGCCGCCTCCTTCAGCGCGTCCTGCGAAGCCTTGGTCAGCGCCTTCGCCGAGGCCTCCAGCAGCGTCTCGACGATCGCCTTGCGCGCCCACTGGCGGGGGAAGATCTCTTCGTCCTCGACCGCCGCGTCCTCAGCCTCGGTGATCGTCTTGGCGACCTCGGCGACCGCCTTGACCAGCTCGACCTCGACCAGCGAAACCTGCCCGGCGCCTTCGAGGTCAGCCAGCTGAGCGCGCAGGCCCATCAGCTCGTACTCGACCTCGGCGAGCTCGGCGGTCAGCTCCTTGATCTTGTCGTCCCACCGCAGCTCGGCCTGCGAGGCGACCCGGTGGGCCTGACCCTTGGCCCAACGGCGCTTGTCGCGGGCCAGGCCCCGGCGCCCCTCGGCGTTCTCGATCTGCTCGGCCAGGCGGGCGGAGCGGGCGGTGAGGGTCTGGATCTTCTTGGCGATCTGCGTGGCGTTCATGGTTTCTGCCTCCGTCTCTGTCGCGCGTCCTTCGCGCTATGAGTAATATAGCATAGCGGCGCCGGAGGTCGCACCTCCCTCTCTACAGCGCCCGGATCAGCGCAATCGCCTTCAGGGCCGCCTTCGTGCGCAGCGGAATCAGCACCCGCCGAGCCGCCTGCGCATCGCCGCCCTGAAGCTCCATCGCCGCGTCCAGCAGCGCCTCCCGGCTGGCCTCGGTGCGCGCCGAGCACGCAGCAGAGAACACGAAGAACCGGATCTCGTCGAGCTCGGGAGTCTCGATCACCTCGGCGGGGGCAGGCGCCTCGGTGTTCTCGATGCACTCGATCATGGAGATGTTCTCCAGCAGCGCCAGCTCCTCGCGCAGCGCGGCGATGTGGCTGGTCAGCTGGGCGATACGCACCGAGGGGCGGGAGGTCTTGCGCGCCGCCTGATAGCGCACCAGCGCCCGACCGGCGACCGCGATGTCGTGGTACAGGCCGTTGATGTTCGCCTGCTCGGCTGCGGCACGCTGGGCGTCGGTCATGCTCGCGGCGTTGCGCTCGGCGCAAGCGGTGATCGCCGCGTAGCCGGAGTGGCGCTTGCCGCAGGTCACGCAGTACATCGCGCTCATGATCTTCTCCCTTCCGGCGAGCGTGTTTCGCTCTGTGAGTAGCGTAGCATTGCCGCACCTGGGCTGGCACGACAAAGGCGCCCGCCTCTTTCGAGGGGGCGCCTTCGCGCGGGTCTTACAGGGCCTTGATCGCCGCGATGCCCGCCAGCGCCACCCGGGTGCGCAGCGGCACGAGCACCTTGCGCGCCTCCTCGGTCTTGCCTTCGAGCACCAGCGCCGCCGCCTTGGTCAGCGCGCTCATCGACTCGTGCGTCTTCGCGGCGTGGGCGCCCTTGTCCAGCTTCTCGGCGATCTCCGCCAGCGCCGGGTTCACCGGGGCCTCGACCTCGACCGGAGCCGCCTCGGCGCCTTCGATCTTGACTTCGACCACCAGCGCGACCGGGCCGTACTCGTTCTTGCGCGAGGCCTGAGCGGCGGAGCCGTGGAAGGTGACCCCGTAGCCGCCCGACTGGTACGGGCCGCGCACGGCCGCGTGGGTGTAGGCGCGGTGGCTGGTGCGGGTGGAGCGGATCTCGGTGCCGTTGATGGTGGCTTCGGCGATGTAGGTGATCTTCTTGGCGGCCATTGTGATCTTCTCCTTCTCTGCGGCGCGTCCCTCGCGCACATGAGTAATGTAGCATGGCTGCACCTGGGCGCGCACCCCCCTGGCCACAGCGACTTTCCGCCCCTCTCCCACCCTGGCGAGCCCAGGCATGCGCGAAGCCCTCGGGAAGCTCTCCCGAGGGCTCCTAGCGCGCGCTCCGCGCCTCCTGCTAGCGGCGGAAGGCGATGGCGCTCTCTTCGATGTGAGCGGTCTTGCCGCTGGGCAGCTTCACGAAGATCTGGATGCCGTTGAAGCCAGCGTTCGAGGTGGAGAGCACTTCGACCTCGGCGCCCGCCTCGACCCACTCGTCATCGACGACCTCGTTGTTGACGAAGTTGGTGAAGTAGGCCCGCTGCATCGTCACCAGGGTCTTGCCCTTGAACAGCGTCGAGAGAATCCAGGCCGCGTCGTGCGGGATCTTGCGGTTCTGGGCGATCTTGGCGGTGTCGACCCGGCTCAGCGTGATCAGCTCGGACATCGTCTGCTCCTCTCGGTGGGCGCCCCCTTGGCGCCACATGAGTAATGTAGCATCATGGCGCCGGTGCTGGCACTACCGCATGCAGAGGCAGGTTCCGCCAGCAGGACCGCAAGCAGGGGTATCGTGCGGCCATTCGATCTTCGGCCAGGGCATCGCCTTGACCACCCGCTCCAGCTCATCACGCACCGCCTGCGCACGCTCGTACGTCTCCCGCGCCGAGCGGGCATGATCTTCCGGGATCTCCAGCTGCTTCGGCGGCTGCTCGAAGAACAGCGCATCGCTGCACAGCCGCTCCACCCCGGTGCCCAGCGCGTAGCGCAGCGCCAGCAGTTGATCGGCACTCAGCCTCAGTAGGTAGTCGCCTTGGTTGTAGCTGATCTCCATCGTGCTCCTTAAAAGCGAGAGGGGCGCCCCCCTTGCGGAGGGCGCCCTGTGAGGGTTTAGAGGATCATGAACTCGTCGTCGTCGACCAGGACGTTCAGGCGCCGGTCGGCGTAGGGCGAGTCCCACTTGACCTCGATGACCTTGAGTGCCGGGTGCCAGGCCCTGATGATGCCGGTGGCGCCGTCGGGGATCGGGTCGGAGTCGGTGGAGTGCAGGAGCTTGATCTTTTGGCCCTTGAGGTACTGCTCGGTCATGGAGATCCTTTCCGTCGCGGGACCTTCCCGCTACGGAGTAGCGTAGCATGACGAGAGGGGTCCGGCACGAGGCACGGACCCCTCTCTTTGCAGGTCAGCTGGAGTGACTGGCGATCTCTCGCGCCCGCCCCAGCACAGCCACCAGCGCGTTCGACAGGTTCATCCGGACCGAGGTGACGATGGCGTCAGCCTGCATCGCGGTGCCGTAAGCCAGCAGGGCCGCGCCGAGCTCGTCGAGGTTGAACCCGTGACCCTCCCAGCTGCGCACCGTGCCGCGCAGCAGCTCCAGCGCCAGCTCGTACTGCTCGGCTTCAATGTTGCTCACGATGCCGTAGAAGTCGAGCGCCAGGGCTTCCAGGGTCCGCTTCACCGAGGTGTCGGCGACCCCCGGCTCGTCCGCCACCTGCTCCAGGTGCCAGGCGCACGCGTTGAGGTGGGCGCGGGCGACGGTGGCGGTCAGTCGGTTCATGTTCGCTCCCTTCGTGAGCCGGCCTCTCCGGCTACGTGAGTAGCGTAGCATGACGGCCCATCAGATGGCACTACAACGGAAAGACCCCGCAGTTGGCCAGTTGGCCAACTGCGGGGCCCTACCCGGGGTCGGCTGAAGGGAGGAGCAGCCCGACCCATCTACCGCCGAGACGTCTAACCGGCGGGAACCTATCAGGGAGTTACCAGCCCAAGATCCACCACACTGAACCCACGCGGCCCAGCCTGCTGCATCTCCGTGCCTTCACTCACCCGAGCCTGATAATCAACCGCGTGCGCCCCAATCGAAAGCAACTGCATGTAGATCAGCCCATACTCCGTCGGGGCCTTCACCACCTCCGTGCCATCGATCACGAACCGCACCCACGCGTCCTCACCCAGACCCAGCACATAGCCCTGGAGCTGAACGACAAACCCCAAGCCCGTGATGGTCAGCGGACCGCCCACCAGCGAAACCCAGGCATCGTCCGTGACCAGAGTGCTGGTCGTCGAAGCGAAGGCGACATCAGTCAGCAGCGCCATGATCAGATCCGCATACCGGGATCGCGCGAGTCACGCGGGTCGCGGTCGTAGTCATCGCCAGCGCGCGAGGAAGCAGCGTACGAACGCGCCCGGTTCCAGTTCACGGACCGGTTCGAGTCCTCGATCACGACGTTCACGTACTGGCGCGGGTCATCGCGGTCGCGCTCACGCCGCCCGCCACACCCGCAGGGGTCTTCCTTCTTGCAGCAGCACGCCAGCTGCAACTCCAGCGTGTCGATCTTGGTCTTCAGCTGCGTCTCGGTCGCCAGACCCCGCGCAAAGCGCCGCTCAGCGCCTTCCTCGTCGAGGTGCCGGATAAGGCTGCGGGTGCGGTCCTCATCGTCGCGGGAACGGCGCTCGAAGCCGCGCATCTCATCCAGGTTGCGGTCAGCCAGAGCACGCAGCAGGTCGTGCGTGCGGTCCTCGCGGTCCCGGAGGTAAAGACGCGTCTCCAGGTCCGTCTTGGTGTTGTGCTCCCGCGTGCGGTCACCCTGGTGCCGCACCTCGTCGCTGATGTGGATCAGCCGCTCCGAGGTACGCCGGTCGTGGTCACCCAGCGACTCGGACAGTTCCTCCAGGTTGTGGGTGACCTGCCGCTCAATCTGGTGCTCGATGCGGCGCTCAGAGTCATCCAGGTTCTTGGTGGAACGACGCTCGAACGCATCCAGGTTGTGCGTCTGACGCCGCTCGGCGTCGTCCGCGTTCTTGGTGAGCCGCAGCTCCTCCTGGTAGATGTCGCGTTCGATGTTGCGCTGGACCATGTCCAGGCGCTCCTGATCGCGCCGTTCTGCGTCACGCTGGTAGTTGCTCAGGCGCCGCTCAGCGTCACCAAGCTGTTCCTGCGTTTCCTCACCCACGTGCCGCACCACGCCGTCGATCCGGCGTTCGGTGTCACACAGGTCCTTCTCCAGCGCACCGAACGCCTCGGCGTTCTCCTCGCCGTAGTGGTCGACCTTGTCACCAAGGCGCCGCTCGGAGTTGGTGATGTGCTCTGCCAGCCGCTCGCGGCCGAAAGCACCTTCACGGCGGTCCTCGTCGATATCGCGTTCGATCCGGCGTTCCGCGTTGGCAAGGTGCTCGTTGGTGTGACCGAAGCCGTGTACCGACTCGCGGCGACCGCCATCGATGTTGCCATCCAGCCAGCGGGCGTTGGCGTCAGCACCTTCGTGCAGGTAACGGGTGTTCGCACCGTTCTGCTCCGCCAGGCGCCACGCGTTCGCGTCCTGACCCGAGTGCAGCCAGCGGGCGTTGGCATCCTGTCCGGTGTGCAGCCAGCGCGCGCTATCGCCGACCTCGTCTTCGACGTCGTCGATCTCACGGGAAAGGTAGCGGGTGTTGGCATCGACGTTCGCGTCAGTGCGACGCTGCCCGTCACCAAGCCAGCGGGCGCTCTCCTCGACGCGGTGATCGGTGCGGCGCTGGCCTTCGTGCAGCCAGCGGCCGTTGGCGTTGACGTCCTTCTCTACGTCATCGACTTCACGCGCCACCCACCAGGCGTTCTGGTTGACGTTTGCGTCGGTCTGGCGCTGGCCGTCGCCGAGCCAGCGGGCTTCACTGTCGGACTGGCGCGAAGCGCCGAGGAATCCGTGATCGACGTTGCGGTCGGTCGCGGCCTGGCCCTTGGCGGTGCCGTAGAAGCCTGCTGCGGTCTCGGCGCTCATCGCGCGGTGCTCGCCCGACAGGAACCGGCCGTTGGCATCGACGTTACGGTCGGTCGCCGCCTGGCCTGCGGCGGTGTTCTGGAAGCCTCGGTCGATCTCGTTGTCGAGGAACAGCGCGTCGCGGTTGATCTCAGCAGACAGGTGCTGGGTGTTACGGTTCGCCTCGGCGTCGATGTAGCCGGTGCTGTCGGCGATGGCACGGTTGGTGTGCAGGAATTCGTTGTCGACGTTGCGGAAGCCAGCGTCGACGTTGTTGTCCGTGTGGCGCTGGCCTTCAAGAATCAGGGCAGTGTCATAGGAGGGTACGGGTACGGGGATGGGCACCGGGTGGTTGTGGTGGTGCCAGGGGCCCGGCATGGAATCGCTCACGTGAGATGCCTCCGGAAAGAGATGTGCCGTGGCTCGGAGGTAGCCAGGCGCTGGCACATTATCACGCAAAGAATGTAACGATCTTGGGATTGAGTGAACCCTTCGTGGACAGCTTAGAACCCCAGCCCGAAGGCTGGGGTTGCGCAGGTCAGAGGCCTATCACGACTCGTTGTTCAGCACCCTGCGATTGACCATCAGAACTGCCGCCGCGTTCCGCGCCAGCTCGAATATCCACTCGCTGGTGTCCTGCCGCGTGATCGATTCGAGGGTGGTGCGGGCCAGCTCCAGGTGCTCGCTGGCGGCGATTGGGGTGCGGGTGAGGTGCACGGCGGCCAGTCGGGTCTCCCCAGCTGCCTTGGTGAGCTTCACGGCGGTCTGATAGGAGACATCGTCGCGGGAAACGAGCTGGTCAAGGGAGGTAGCCCAGTGGCGCAGCTGGGTCGCGTCGCTGCCGAGGTTCATCTTTAGTTCTCCTTCACGCGCAGAACGTAAACGGTGACCGTTGCGACCGCGCCGAGGATCAGGGTGGGCATGGCGTAGCGCCACTCGACGAAGTCGGTCAGCGCGGTGCCGACGCCGTTGAAGACGTCGGAGAGCAGGCGGGTGATCATGGTTCACTCCTTTCGGTGGCTCGGGCGGTCCGAGCGGATATGAGTAACGTAGCACAGCGCCACGGGGGACGCACTATCAGCCCTACCTCGCCCCTTCCCGCCTCGGAGCGGGCTTCTGCGCCCCTCCCAGCCCGCCCCCTTGCCCCAGGGCTAGAGCCCTCTCGGGAGCGCGGGAGAGCGCCCCATGGCAGCGCGAAGGCCCCCGCCCGGGTGAGGGGCGGGGGCCTTCGGTCAGGCTAGTTCGAGTCCGGACGGTTCGCCTTGATCAGGTTCATCACCCAGCGCGGGACGTTCTCCATCTTCGAGTAGCGCCAGATGATCCGGTCGTTCGGACGAAGCTCGCCGCGCACGATGTGAGCACCGACGACGGAGACCGCAACCGGTGCCCAGTCACCCTTGTTCACCCGCGACCAGGTGGCCATGATCGTGTCGGCCTCCATCTTGGTCCGGCCCTGCTCCATCACCTTGTCGGGGTGATCGATGACTTCGATCTCCACCGAGCAGGCGTAGCTCTTGGTGATGGCGCCGACCTCGTAAGCCGTCATGTGCTGCTCCTCTCCGCTGCCCGGCGCTTCCGGGCTACGTGAGTAGCGTAGCATTGCTGCACGCTCGGTGGCACTCACGGCTTCTTTTCCCGCTCCGCCTGCTCCCGAGCCTCCTCCTCCGCCAGCCTCCGCCGACCCTCCTCGGCAACCCGCACCGCCTCAGCAATCTGCCGCGCAGTCTCACGCGAGTACTCCGCATCGCTCTGCTCGCCCACGACTACACCTCCGAATTCAGCAGCTGAGCACGGCTCGCCGCCTCCAGCCGCGCCTTAAGCACCTGGTCTTCCCAATCCTCAGCGCCATCCGGGACGCTCGCCACCACCACCCGGCCCAGCACCTCACCCTCGTCCGTCACCCGCTGCACCACAATCAGCATCGCCTGACGCGTCGAGATATCAGCCACCTGCCACTGCGCCGACCGCTTGACCTCCGCACGCTTCACCGCCTCCACCCGCGTCTGGCCACGCACGGCCCGGCCGATGACAAGGATCGTCACGGCCAGGCCGACGCACAGCAGCCCGATGGACATGGCTGCCAAAACTACATCCATTACTTCGCGCCCACCGCGAGACCAGCACCCGGCGCATACGTCGTGATACCCGGCGGCAGCGCCTGCTCCTCAGCGATCACCCCGCACACCGGGCACGCGCTGTAGCCCTGCTGAGTGATCTCGTTCGCCTGTGCCGTGAGCTTCGCAGCGTTCACCTTCGCCTGCGCCGTGGAGACCTGAGCGAACGCGGCCTGAGCCGAGTCGATCGCCGACTGGACCCCACCAGGCAGCGTCACCGTCGAGATCGTGAACCGCAGACCCGTCAGGTAGTTACCGCCGAGCTGGGACTTCAAGTCGCTCGCCAGCTCGGTGTTGATCGTGTTCTGGATGTTCGCCAGATTCCCGTTGCTCGACGCGCTCGCCACCGCCGCCACCGACGTGTTCGTCGCGTTCTTCACCAGCGCACACGCAGGGTCCACGTCAGCGCAGCTGACCGCGCTCATCGCGGTGCGCAGCTCGTTCTGGAGCGTCGGGCGAACCACCGCGTTGATGAACGCGTTCCAGCCGTCGCTCCCGTCGTACGGGTGCAGCGCCTTCCCATCCCACACGTAGGTCTGGGTACCGTACGAGTCATCGAACGTACCGAGCACATCGTGCTTGAGGTTCAGCGAGTAGTACAACGTTCCCTGGATCGTGATCTCCACCCCGTCGCTCGACGGGACGTTGATCGAGTCGGAGGAGTTCGTCTGCCCCTGCTTCGGGTCAGCGCTGATCGTGTACACCTGCTGCTGCGCCGGGTAGATGTGCTCCGTGCTGTAAAGCCCGGTGTAGGTCATTCCGGCGCCCGGGTCCAAGAACCCCCGGACGTTCTGGTTGGCGAAGCCGCCGTTGCGCAGCACCGCGATGTGCCCGCCGTCGATCGAGTCGAGCGACCCGACCGCCGCGAAGCAGACCGACAGGCCCACGATCAGTCCGGTGGCGCCGAGGACCGATCCCACGCCCCACCGAGCCACACGGCCCGGGGTCCACTCCTTGTCATAGCTCATGGTCAATCCTTGATAGATGGTTGATAGGAGAAGGGCGGGCCCCCGAAGGAACCCGCCCGTGGTGCCTAGAACGGCCAGGTGCCGTTACGACCCGCCTCCAGCAGCGGAATCAGGCGGAACGCCTGGTCCGTCAGCCCGCCGAAGGTGTGCCGGTTCTCACTGCCCGACGGAGCGTGCCCGTAGCGGTAGCCCGCCAGGTTCCAGGTGTAGACCGGCACCGTCTTCGGGACCGCTGCCGTCACATCCCAGGCGCCGTGGTAATCCGCCTGCTCGTCCGTCAGGATGATCACCCGGTCGTGTGCCTTGTAGTGCGTCGAGACCGCCTGCTGCGTCGAGGTACCACCCAGGTCGGTGAACCGGTCGATCAGCTTGAGCACCGAGTCGCCCGTGCGGAAACGCACCTCATGCGAGGAGGAGCCGAACTGAACGAGGTCAGCCTTCTCCGCGCGCAGCGCCAGCGCCGTACCGAACAAGGCTGCCGAGTCGGCGCGGTTCAACTGCGTCTTCTCGGAGATCCCGCCGAACATCGATCCGGAGCGGTCTACCAGCACCAGAGTGCGGCCCGGCAAGCTCGGGACGTTCTCCAGCGACATGTTCAGCGCCTGCTCCAGCGGCCACGCCCAGCGCAGCCCGGAGTGCTTGTACGCGGCGAGGAACCGGAACGGGAACTGGCGCGACTTGCGGACCTCGTCGAGGTTGGCGATCCGCGCGGCGACCGCGTTCGCGGCGCCTTCGCTGATCTTCTTCTCGTCGAAGTTACGCAGGTTCCTGATCAAGGCCATATAGCCCATGGTCGGGATCTGCTTCTCCCAGGTGGCGCCGTCCATCGCGCCCTGCTTCCACCCGGCCGTCGCCTCCCAGGTCATGCCAGCCTTCGCCAGCTGCTCCGAAGCGTCGTCCGAGGCGAGCAGAGCCGCCTTCTCCTCGGCGTCGAGGGACGTCAGCTCCTTACGGGCGGTGATGGTCTTGAGCCGTGCCGACGCCGGGTTCTCCGGGTCCTCACGGTCGTGACGGCGGTCGATCGCGTGCTCGAACAGGTCACCCTGCCAGGCCTTACCGACCGCCGGGCCCGGGTGCACCAGCTCCAGCACATCGCCCATACGCACCGCGTCGCCCTTGCTGTCGTACTTGAGCAGGCTGCGCTCGTTGTACAGGCGCCGGGTCGCGTCGCCGAGACCGCGCTTGACCGGCTTCGGCATGGCCTTGCCGTACTTCGAGATCCAGTACGCCAGCAGCTCGGCAGGCTCGTCGGCGCGCTGGCAGGCAGCGTCGATCGCGCGGCGGTTGAAGCCGCGCACCTCGAAGACGGTGCCGACTCCCTCGCCGTCCTCGACCACCTTCGCGTCGATACGGGCCTTCACCAGCTCGGCGGCCATGACCAGAGAAGCCGAGCGCATGTTGGCCTCGTTGCGCAGCCACGGGATCATCCGGACCAGCCAGTCCGGGTCCTCCAGCGCCACCTGGTGCACCAGCTGCTCGAAACGCGCGTCGCGCTGGTCGGCGCGCTCGTAGTAGGTGTTCTCGCCCACCATGTTGGTCACCGCGAGCAGGAACAGCTCAGACTTCGCGTCGCGGGCGAAGCCGGGGGCGCCGTTGAAGGTACGGCCGGTCGGGGTCTTCGCGGTCTTCACCGGGGAAGTGGTACGCGGCTTGGCGGTGGCGGTGTTGAACTTCGACATGGTGGTGCTCCCCTCTTTCTGGGTGGCAGAGGGCACACGAAAGGGTGATGCCCGAGATCAAATCGTCGACTGTGTTAGCGCTCTACCGTTGAGCTATACGGCCCGAAGGCCATAACCGGATTCGAACCAGCAACCTCTTCATTACAAGTGAAGTAACAGTCAACATACGCACCGGGCATCACCCTGACGTGGTCCCTCCCGAGATCAATTCGACGACGGTTTTAGAGTTCTGCGCTCAGTTGCGCGGAACGGGATTCGAACCCGAAGCCCCCGAAGGAGCTGTTCACCAGAAGTAACCGTCATCTGCGCACCGGGAGGTGCAAGTCTGTGGGTGCTGCGGTGGGAGGTCCCGCCTGAGATCAAATCGGCTGGGGTGTCTTGTTTTTGAATTGCGATCAATTGAAGTAACCCCGTCCTGCGCACCAGGCAGGACCTCCCACTTTTCCGCGACGGGGCGTCCCCGAGATCAAATCGGCGACGGGCTTTTTTACTAATGCTCTACCAGCTGAGCTATCCGGCGGCGAGCCGCCGGACTAGGACTCGAACCTAGGACCCTTAGTGCCTCATGAAGTATCCGTCGCCTGCGCACCGGGAACTCCCTATCAGCGGAATGAGGTCTCGCCAGAGATCAAATCGGGGAAGGAGACGTAGCGTGCTATCCATTACACTACCCCTGCTTGTTCTGGTGCAGGGGGCGGGAATCGAACCCACTCTGCCGGTTCCGTAGACCGAAGTAGCCTTCTCCTACGCACCTGGCGAACCTCATATGCAGTTATCAAGAATCAGCCTGGCCAGAGATCATCATGGCTCTGGTGTTGGTTTCTTTAGCGAAGAAGTAACCAGTGCCTTCGCACCTAGCCAGGCAAGCTAGCGAGGCGGGGGGCGGAGCGCTTCGGGGTTGCCCCCCGCTCCCTGCCTCTGAAAGTAGCGTAGCACAGCGCCAGAGCGCCCCGCCAATCGCTTTAGCGCCTACCCCGCACGCCCCGCGTCCCGAGCGCTCTAAGCCCCCTCTCCGAGGCTCCCAGCGCCCTTCTCCCGCCCTGCCGCGCCCCGGGCATAGCGAGAGCCCACGGGCGCGACCCGTGGACTCTCAGAGCTCGATTGTACTTACAGCTGGTTGGGCAGGCGCCCTATCGCCTCTAGCCGAGCCAGCGCCAGGCGCGAAGCGCGGGTGCGCAGCGGCCCCAGGAACTCCCGCGCCCGGTCCAGATTCTCGTTCGCCTCGATGGTCTTGCCCACCTTGATCCAGTCGGCTGCCGAATTCAGGTACAGATGGCAGACCCACAGGGTCACCTTCGCGCGTTCTCGCCTGGCCGAGCTGGAGGCGGTGGCGAGTTCTTCGCTCGCCCCCTCCAGCTCGATCAGCGTGGTCTGACGGCGGGTCACAGCAGACCCAGCGTCTTGATGTCCTTGATCGCCTTGGTGCTCACGCGGGTGCGCAGGGGACTGAGGATCTTGTGGGCGACGTGCAGGCGGACGTTCGCGTCGCCGTTGACCCCGCGCAGCAGGAACCCGCGCGCCAAGCGCACCTCGTGGGCGGCGCTGGCCAGCTGCGACTCGGCCTCGTAGGTGCGGGCGCGCTTCGAGCCGTCCATGAGCGCGAGGAACATCTGATCCAGCTTCTCCATCGCCGCCGCCTTCAGCGCGCTCGGCTGGTGCTCGGCGATGGCTTCCAGCGCCTCGGTCACCTGCCCGTCGGGCACCTCCTGCGGGTAGAAGCAGTTGAAGACCTGGTCCCAGTCGGCGAGCTCCAGCGTCGAGGTGCGCAGGTTGGACTTGTCGCGCAGGTACTGCTTCGCGTTGATCTCGAACGCGGCGCGCTCGGTGCCCATGTGCTCGAAGGCACGGCCGTAGCGGGAGCTGCGGTCGGCGCCTCCGTCGGGCCAGAAGTCCATGTCGAGGTTGCGGATCACCGCGCGGGTGGCGCCCTTGTTCGCCATGATCGTCTCCTTTCTGTGGGCTGGTCTCTCCAGCCTATGAGTAACGTAGCAGAGCGCGCGGGAGGTGGCACCATTCACTTCGCCGCCCCCTCAAAGTGAATGAGCCCGCCCCCGTGCTGGGGGCGGGCTCGGCGACCTGTCTTACAGGGCCTTGATCATGTGAATCGCCTTCAGGGCGACCCGGGTGCGGATCGGGTAGAGCGTCTTGCGCGCGTCGTCGAGCTGGCCCGCCTTCAGCTGCCCGGCCGCCTTGGTCAGCACCGTCTTGGACACGTCGGTCTTCGCGGTCTGCACCCCGCCGAGCACGAACTGGATGATCTCGGCGACCGCCGAGGGCACTTCGGGCTTCGCGGCCTTGCGGATGCGCTTGGCCGGAGCCTTGGGCGCCTCGACGACCGGCTCGGCCGGGGTCTCGGCGACCCTCGCCTGCGCCTTGGCCTCGTTCTTCGCGCACATCTGGCAGAAGCGACCGCCCTTGGCCATCAGCCGCTCGACCTCGGCGGGGGTGATGTGCTTGCCGCTGACGTCGCCGTAGCCCCGAGAGACCATGGAACGCGAGGCGGTGGGGCAGTAGGTCGTGTGGACGGTGCCGGTGCCGGTGAGGATGGCGTACTCGTTGTTCTGGCCGTCGATCATCATCTGAATCTTCCTCCTGTTCGGGGCCCGTCTCTCGGGCACATGAGTAATGTAGCACAGCCGCAAGAGATGCCGCACCCCCATCTTGAACAGGGGAAACACTACTTCGTGCGCTCCGGGCGGTCAGGATCAATCGAGACAGTCAGCCACACCCCGTGCAGCTCGAACGCCCTTAACTGGGCAAACATCGCCAGCTTGAACGCGTCCTCATACGAGTAGCACAGCAGGTGAAGGTCATCGCCCCACGGGACCACCACATTCACCATGTAGTCCTCCCGCAGCACCTTCGGCTCCTTCGGCGCCGGAAAGAAGATCGAGCCCATCGCCAGCAGCGTGCAGTACCCGCCCAGTGCAGCGATCACCACTGAAACCCGGGTGCCGCCATCCCACGCCGTGCCCCAAGCCCAGTAAGCGCCAGCGCCGCACAAGCCAGTGACGAACCCCATATAGCCATACGCCTGCCAGGGGCGTCGCCAGGCTGGGTACTTCATGATCAAACCTCCTTTCCGTTCCGGACCTTCCGGACTAGGCGGGCGCCGCCCCCCGGGGGGAAAGGGGGCGGTTCCCACCTGGCCCGTTCTGTCAGCAGGCCAAGCCTTCCGGCGAGAAGCGCACCGGCAGTTCATACAGTCGAGGGCTGAAGTCGTACACCCGCACCCCGCCATCGTCCGAGGCGGGCGCGAGCACTTCTGCCACCACCAGCTCACGCACCACGCGGGCCATCGCATCCTCCCGGTCAAGGCGGCGCAGCGCTTCGGTCAGCGCGTCCTCGGGCACCTCGACCGGCCCGGTGACCTTGCGTGCCTCAGCACACTGATCCCGCCGCGCCTCAGCCAGGCCCCAATACTCGGCCATCGCCTCTCGTCCTTCCTGCGTGCCCGCCAGCGCGACAGCGCGTTCGTAGGCTGCTTGCAGGTCGTCCTCAGTCACCATGGCGATCACCGGTTCGGGATGTCGATCGGGTCCATCGGCAGCAGCGTGAAGCCGATGATCGTGACAGTCCTGGGGTCGCTCACGCGCACCTCGGCGGCGATCTCGTCGCGCATGCGCATGCACAGGTGCGCGGTGGTCTCACCCTCCTGTACCCGCAGCGCACCGAAGGAGCTGTGCAGCCGGTGCACCCCAGCGCCCTCAGTCAGCGGGTAGGACACCTGCGCCTGGTAGAGCAGCCAGAGCACCGAGCGGAACTCCCGGCGGCAGTCGAGGCAGTCGACGTCGCTGTAGGTGGTGCTGGCGCCTTCAGAGGCGACCTCTTCCGGGTCGAACGGTTCGCCAAGCAGGGTGCAGACTGCGGCGGAGTTGTCGAAGAACTTCAAGTGCACGGTGCCTCCCTCGCTGTTTGCCCGGACCGTCCGGACTAGCCGAGCGCCACCCGGTGGGTGGTTCTCAGCTGACCCGGACAGTTACCGGCACATCGCGTAGGCGAGCAGCGGGACCTGGATCGTGATCGGCTCGTTGAAGGTGCGCATCGCGCCGGTCGGCATCGGGTCGCGCATCAGCGCATAGGAGCCGAGGTTGGTGGTGTCGATGAACTCGGCGGCCTGGAGCAGGGTGGGGAACTCGATGTCGACGATGCCGTTCTGGTCGGTGCCGCCGTGGCGTACGCCGTTGTAGATCTGGGCGGCGGTGGACAGGTCGGTGAGCAGCTGCTCCTCGGCGGCCTTGGCGCGCTCGTTGATGTCGGTGGCCATGGGGGTTCTCCTTTCGGGGCCCGTACCTCGGGCTATGAGTAACGTAGCATGCCTGACGGGGGAGGGGAACCCCCCGGAAGGGACAGGGCCCCGGGTAATGCCCCCCGGGGCCCTGCTTGGCGCTACTTGCGGCGCCGCTCGACGGCGGCAGCCGCGTCGGCGACGTCCACCTTGGCGTTGGCCACCGCGATGGTGTCGGGGTCGGCGTTGTCGAGCATCGCCTGCGCCCGCTCCAGGTGCGCGTCGGCCTGGGCCGGGGTGGTCTCGCCCCGGTTGTCGGTGGGCATATGGTCTCCTCTCGTTCGCGCTCGACAGTTCCGAGCGATACGAGTAACGTAGCATAGGGCTGCGAGGGGCGGCACGTCCCCCTACCAGCGCCGACGCCACCAGAACCCATGGCAGCGAACCGCCCCGCACATGTCGCAGTGCTCATGCCCAAAGCACTGATCCGCCGAGAACCCACATCCATCAGTGCAATCACGCAGACACCGCCGAGGTTCGCCATGCCGCGTCGGACAGGCAGAGATCGGCCCCAGCCACGCCACGATCCGCCCCTGCCTGATGTACATCTGAGCCAGCGTCTTGCTATTGAGCTTCCAATGCTCCAGATCCTTCTGGAGCCTGCGCACCCACGCCAGGTGTGCCGTCGCCTCCGCCCGCGCCGCCGTCACCTGACCAGTCAGACGGGCACAACGAGCCCTCTCCGTGGCCAGAGCCTCCTCCGCCCTCTCACGGGCAAGCCGCTCCGCTTTCAGCTCGGCAACCGCGCTCTCCGCCCGCTCCCGCCAGGCATCCCGGCGGCGGGTCATCTCCTCAACGCCGGTCATCATCCATCCTCCACCGTGCGTCATAGCGCTCAGCACACCTCTTACACTGCTTCATCCGCCACCAATGCGGGTTATCGCTATTGACCTCACTGTCATACGGGCTGACGACCAATGATCGGTAAAACTCGCCGACCTTAATCGAACGAGCATCGCAAGGGTCACACCAGTGCGGCTTACGTGCCTTGCGGACCGTCGCCTTGATCACGGCGCCTCGTACAGCTCGTAGCGCACCTTCTGAAGCCACTGCTCGATCATCCAGAAGTCAGGCTCCTGCGGCAGCACCGTCGTAGCGCGCTTGAACGCCTCCTCAGCCGTCGCCATGAACGGCACCGCCGCCTGCGGGTCCTTCTCCACCGCCTCCCCGAAATCCCGGTACCGCTGCGGGTCAGCCAGACGCACTGTCAGCTCGCCCGTGGTGTAAAGCGAGAACCCTTGATCCACCAGGCGCATCAGATGACGGGCGTGCTTGGCCACCCGACGCTCCGGAACATCACTGTCGAACTTCCCCCGGTTCAGCAGTCTGCGGAATTGCTCGGTGGCGTACCCCAGGTACGCGCCCTTGACCCGGTGAGCGCACAGGAACGAGCTACGAATCCCGATCAGTTCAGAACCCAGCGGCGTGGTGACCTCGTACTCCTCCAGCCACAAGATCTCATTGACCGTCGGGTTCCCACCCAGCAGCAGCCGCACCGCCTTCCCAGCCTCGTGCAGGCAGATATCCGGGTCGTGCGAGTCCAGGGTGCTCTTCGGCACCACCAGCCCAAGCAGCCGGGAAGTGGGCCAAGCGAAGATCCCGAGCCGGTCCACGTCCGACTCCGGGGTCGCCAGCCCATATGCGGTCGAACCGACCACGCCCTGAAGCAGGACCTGCTCTCTCACCTTCACGGCGCCTCCTTCGCCAACTCGATCAGCTGCTCCTGCGACACCGGCGTGTAATCCCACTGGTCCACCCCTACGTTGATCATCAGCGTGCCTGCCTCGGTACGCTTGGTTTTCCATGCCTCATGCACATGCCCGCACAGCAGAAGCTTGCCGTCGTCCTCTAGACGCTGCTCGCTGTAACGTTCGGTCCTGGTGTGATCCCCCGTCCCGCGATACGGCAGATGTGCGATATTCACGCGATCCCGACCAAGCGCGTAGCCCACGGCGGTGCCTTCGGTGTGGATGATGGAGAACCCTGCCTCCATGTACTCCCGTACCCACCGCTTCCACCGCTTGTGATACTCCCAGCAGGCGTCGTGGTTCCCGGCGACCAGGATCTTCGTTCCGTTCAAGCGGTTGACGTTGAGCAGACCAGGGCGCCCGATCGCAACGTCGCCGAGCACCCACACCATGTCCTCGGGAGCGACCACCTGGTTCCAGCGGTAGACCATCTCGTCGTTCATCTGCGTCACCGTCTTGAACGGCCGGTAGCACAACTCGATGATCCGCTCGTGGCCGAAGTGATGGTCCGAGGTGTAGAACACGTTCATCCCTGCTTACCCTCCCTCTTCTCCTTACGCTCCCGCGCCGCCTTCGCCTTCGAGTAGCGGTCCCAGCGGTTGAGCTTGTGCGGCCTGGTGCGCTGATACTCCCGGTTCGCGGTCGTGCACAGCTCACACCGGCACTTCCAGTTGACATAGCCGTTGTATGTTCCATGTGGAACAAGCTCCGGGTTCGCCTCGGTGATCGCCTTCTGCTTCTCCCGGCGCTCCCGCGATGCCCTAGCTGCCGCAGCCCTGCACTCCTGACAGCGACAGCCCTTCGTGTACATCGACCGGGTGCCGTGCTCAGCAGTGCCTTTCTTGCCCGCCGCCATCCCGCTTCTCCCTCCGCTTCCTGTTCCCGATGCTGCCCACCGCCTTGCAGCGCTCGCAGCGGCACCCCCAGTTGAAGTAGCCGCTATCAGTACCGTGCGGAACCCGGGAGTCGCCAGCGGCGACCATTGCCGTGCGCTGCGCCCGGTAGTGCTTCATGCGGTCCGAGTGGCCTGCCTTGCATGCCTCGCACCGGCAGCCCTTGGCGTAGGCGGAAGGAGTGCCGTGCTTCAGGTCACGCTCTTTCTTCACGCGAGCCATCCGTCCTTCACCAGCTCGTAGCACAAGTCGAGTCGTACTACGAGGTCAGGGTCAAGGTATTTCGACCAGTCGACCTTCTCGCCGCACGCCCCGCAGGTGGCCCCTTCGCCAGGGACGACCTCGATCTCACACGTCGGGTGCCAGCAGGCGCCTATCTCTTGTCCCATCCAAGATCACGCTCCATCAGCTCGATCTCCTTCGCCTTCTCCTGCGCTGCCGCCTCCCGCTGGCGCTTCGAGCTACGCCCCGACCCTGTCGCGAACCGCGCCACGCCCTTAAGCCACCAGCGCGACCCGATGAACATCCACGCCAGCGGCCAGAAGAACCCAAATACTGACGCGCCGATCAAATCGCTTTTGTGCTCGTTCTTCTGATAGTGGCGCTGTGCTTCAGAAAGGTTCGGGAACTTCTGGCGGTACTGAACGCTCCCGCCCCAGGTGCGACCATCAGGCACGTGAATGCCGCACTCCAGGTAGTTGTCGATCGTCACTGAACGCCACAGCCCGTAGAGGTACCGCGTCGTGAGAAGGCTGGCGCCGCCCTGCGCGGCCACCAGCCCAAGCACGAGTAAAGCAGTGCTCATCGCACCCCCAGGCCTTTGTAAAGCCACTCGATTGCCGCACCGACTCGATCATCCAGGTAGAACGGGTCGATACCTGCTTCCCGCATCCGGTTGGCCAGCTCCACATCCAACGTGCTGACCGCGTTGAACAGAGCCTGACCCACCCGATACTGCGGGTAGCGTTCCAACATCTCCCGCCACAGGTTGAAGATCTCTTCCATCGAGTTCATCGGACCGGCTTCGTCGGGTGCGGCGGGTACTCGATCTCAGCCCAGTGCGTCACCTCGTCATCCAGGTGCGTGCCATTGCACTCGATGAAGCTGTCGCCGTCGAAGTAGCCGATCTCAACCGGGTAGTAGTCACCGTCCATCTTCTGCCGAGGCTTGAGCGCCAGCCACAGCGGCTCATCCCAGATGATCGCCGCCCGGTCCGTCACCGACCGCCAGGTCACCGTATGCGGGTGCGCCACCCGGATCGGGCCGAGCCAGCCAGGCGGAGGCGCCGTCACCACCACCTGCGGGCCGCGTGCGTCGATGTCGTCCAACGCTTCGTTGAACTTCTTACGCAGCTCGACGGTATGCGGGTGATCGTCTGGAAGGAACCGCCACGGGCCAGCCAGCAGCTCCTCCAGGTCCTTGTCGCCGTCAGCGTCGTACGGCTGGGATTCGACGAACTTCTTCAGCGCCTCGGTCTCCTCCGCCGTGATCGGCTTCTTCGGGTCGCGGCAGCAGCCGTCGCAGCCATGGACCGATTCGGTGCTGGCGAACTCCTCACCGCCGTTACGACGGGCGAAAGCAAGCGAGTCCGGGTCCGGATGCCCGCAGCCGTGCGGGCAGGTGCGCTCCGCCAGAACGAACACCGGGCCGCGTACCACCGCCGTCGCGGTAGAGCCTTCGATGGTGATGGCAGGCATCTCCACCGCGCGGTCGATGCGGTAGACGATCGGCCATTCGTTCATGTGGTGATCACTTGGGTTGTGCACCACGCAGGGATGCCCGTCACACTGCATCGGGCTGTGCGTCCTTACCGTCATCGGCGTGTTCCTCTCTGTTGATCTGCCGCTGCCGCCATGCCTCATACGCGTTCAACACCTCAGCAAACCCGTGCATGATCGAGCCGTTGCGGCGGTGATCTTTACCGGCGACCCGATCGAACACCGTCTTCACCTCATCGGGCACCGTCTGCGCGGTGAACGTCATCTGCTGCATCGCCGCCAGCCGTGCCGCTTTCGCTTTCGCTCGGCGGGCACGGTCGTACTCCCGTGCGTAGGCCTTGCATTCCTCACACCGGCACCGCCACATCGCGTACGCGGTAAGCGTGCCGTGCTCAGGTACCTGATTCGGGTCTACTGCCGCCAGCGCCTGGCATACCTTCCGCTGCTTCGCCGAGACCTCGGCGTTCGCGGTCTTGCACGGTTGGCAGCGGCACCCCTGGGCGTAGCGCTCAGGAGTACCGCACTGCCGCTCGATCTTGCGAGCTACCACATCACTCCTTGCTCTCCTCGTAGTTGAACGAGGACCAACCGCCGAGCACAGCGGCGAACCCGGTCACGGCCGAGTACTGCCACGTGTGCAGATGCAGCACGAACCTACCGATCACGAAGGCGACCACGCCCCACACGATCAAGCCGATGAGTCCGTAGGTGAGTTTCTGCCTCACTGATGCGCACCCTTCGTCAGCTTGCGGCGCAGCATGAACGCCGCGAAGATCGCCAGCACCGCGTCGGCGGCAGCCACGTACCACGAGCCGCCGGTCCCGGCCTCGATGACCGCCGAGAGCACCATGGCGCCGAGGAAGAACCCCCACACCCCGGCACGGACCTGCCACACGAACCTAACCTTCGGCATGCTTGACCTCCACGATGTGGTAGTAGCCGCACTGACAGACCTTGACCTCGTGGTCCTTGCCCGTCAGCGCCGAGCGCTTCTCGCAGGGACCGCCCGGTCCTTCAGCGTCCTCACGGCGCGAGAACTTGAACGCGCCGGGGTGCTCACACTCGCCCATCACTTACCTACCAAGACCTGGTGGATACCGGGGGCCAGCTTCTGCTCGAAGAACACGACGATCTCGTCGTCGCCGACCTTCACCCTGATCTCGTTGTCGGGCACCGAGATGCACCGGTCGTCCTGGGCATTGATCCGCGCGGTCTCCTGGTTCAGCTCCAGCCACTTCGTCTTGGCCTGGTTGATGGCCCGCTGAACCTCGTTCCAGCAGGCGCCGAAGCCGGGGTCGACCGGCACCACCCACTCATGCCGCAGCGTGACGGCGCTGCGGTGGTACACATCAGTCATTCGGTTCCTCCTGTTCCGGGGTGGGGGGGTTCCCACCTGCTAAGGATCGGTGCGGGCTTCGGTACCCGCGCCGGTGTCGAGTGCACCACGCGGTCAAAGAACCGGCACAGGCACAGATCGCAGATGTTGATCACCAGACGGGAGCCGTCCATCTCGTCGAAGACAGCCGATCCGAAGTTGCCGGGAGAGGAGAACATCACCGCGCCCCATGCCTGGGTCGAGGGGAAGTCGCCGTCAGGTACGTCGAACGCGGCAGGCAGCTCCTTGCCGCAGGTGAAGCACGGCGGGGGCAGCGTCAGGTCAGTCATCGATCCCTTCCGTCCAGTACTCGTTGAGGATGTAGCCGGTGGCGAACATGTCGCCGGTGAAGCCCAGGCGCTTGGCTCCGGGGCGTCGCTCGGCGAACAGAGACCAGAACCGGTTGGCGAACCCGAAGCCTCTCGGAGAGGTCTGCTCGCGCCATTCCAGGCGCTGCGGGGTCGAGTTGGGGTTGCGTTCGCGGTCGCGTCGGACGTAATGCTCTTCTGCGTCGCGCTGTGCCTGTTCGAGGGTGCCGCGCAGACGCGGGCAGATCACCACTCCCGATTTGCCGTAGGACCAGCCGTAGGCGACCTTGTGGGCTACTTCACCCATGGGCCGGTCACCCCCATATGCCGGTGCTGGGTGCGCAGGCAGCGCGAGCACAGGCGCGCCTCGGTCTCCGGGTCGCCGGTGGGGTACCAGGGCTCGGGCGTGTGGGCGCGGTGCTTACAGATGAGGTAGTAAGCCAGCCACTCGATCACGTCCAAGATCCATTCAGGCACCATCGTCGGTCTCCTCGTCCTCGCGCGGCAGGCAGGCTGCATCGAGCCGGTTGCAGATCCAGTAGCGGATCGGCTTGGGCAGGTGAAGCCGGTGGCTGGTCTGGTCAATGAAGATCCAGGCCCGCAGGGGCAGCCGCATGATCTCTCCTCTCTCGGAGTAGCGTAGCATTGCCCAGCCTGAGTACGCGAGGACCGCTACTAGGAGCCCTTCTCCCGCGCTCTCCCCCCGCCCGTGGGGCATGAGCCCAGAGAGCTCGGGAAAGCGCGGGAGAAGCCCGGAGAACGCCGCAGGGCCCCCGTAGGGGCCCTGGGCTTCGAGCGGGTCAGCTGCCGAGCGCGTGGTCAAGCTCCTTCAGCGCGGTCTCGTACTGCCCCGCCTCGATGTACTCGACCGCCTTGTCCATCGACGCGCACTGCTCTGGGAAGGCTGAACGCCACTCGTTCGCCAGCTCCATCAGCTTCATGGTGATGTCGTCCGCGTGCACACCCGCCGCCTGCCCCGGCCAGATCTTGGCGGCGATCTTGTCGAGCATGTCGCGGTCGGCCGAGCGCACGACCTCGACGTTGTCAGCCGAGGTGAACACCCGCTGCCCCTGGTAGTCGAAGCCGACCCGGTAGAAGCTCGCCCAGCGGCTGGAGCGGTACTTGTCCTCGCCGAACCAGGTGATCACCAGCTCGGTGCCTACCGGGATGTTCAGCCCGCCCTTGTTCTTCGGGGTCTTGATCACCTTGACCGTCTTGACGGTACGACCGGCACGGGGGGTGTTCGCCTCCTGCTCGAACGCCCGCTCACGCTGCGCCCTGCGCTGCTCGACCTGATAGGCCTTGTACGCGGCCTTGACCTCCTCGGTCGCGTCCACGCTGGCGCTGTTGGCATAGGTCCAGCCTCGGGTGGTCGCGTACTCGATCTCGCGCGGGCCGCCGAGCTCAGCGTCCCAGACGATCGCGTAGAAGTCGCTGTCGTCATGGTGGTTGTGCTCGCCGAGGGAGAGCACGCAGCCGACCCATGTGGTCTCGAAGTACTCGGGCTTGGAGTGCTTGACGCTGGTCAGGCGCTCCAGCTCGGCGGGGTTGACCAGCTCGTAGGTCGGGCTGCCGAGGCGGGTGGGGTCCTGCTGGCTGGTCAGCCGCTTGATCGCCATGGTGTTCGTCTCCTTCCGGGCGCGTCTCTCGCGCTATGGAGTAGCGTAGCATAGCCCGCCTGGTCTGGCACAACGCCCAAAGACCCCGCCGTAGCGGGGCCCCCGGGGTCCTAGCTCACGCCGAGGCGTGGGCCGCGTTGTACAGGTCGTACAGCTTGACCGGCACGTAGTTCGGGCCGAGCTCGTCCTTCTTCACGTGCCCCTGCTCGATCGCCCAGTTGCGCACCTGCGCCTTGGTCGGGGCCTTGCCCTCGGCCGCCGGGCGAGCCGAGCGCACCGCCGGAGCGGTCGGGTTCCAGCTGGCCGGGTCCTTGACGTAGTCGTTGAACAGGCGCACCGCCCGCTTGAACGCGTCCTTGTACGACCGGCGGGTCGACTCCAGCAGCTCCTGCTTGGCCGCGTCGAACTTCGTCAGCGTCGCCGCCACGTCGATCGTGGTCAGGTCGGTCTTCTCCAGGTCACCGCCAGTCGCCACCAGCACCGCCTTGACCTTGAGCCGGTAGGCGCTCAGGGCACCGTCCGGCAGCTTGCCGTCGGCGTCGGCCTTGGCGAAGACCTCGAACAGGCTGATCGCGTTCTTGCCGTTGCCCTTGCCCTCGACCTTGGCGGGCTTGGCGGGCTTCGCCTCAGCCGCCGGGGTCTCGGTCTTCGGCTCCGGCTTGGCCGCCGCCGCCTTCTTGGCCGCCTTGGCGGGCTTGGCCTCGGGCTTCGCGCTCTCCAGCACCGCGACGTCGCCGTTGGTCAGCTCCGGCAGGCCGGGGATGTTCGCCGACTCGGCCGCCTTCTTCTCGGCCTCCTGCTGCGCGATCTTCACGCACATCCCGCAGTGCTGCGCGCCCTTGGTGACCCGCTCGAACGCGTCGGTCAGGGAGATCTTCATGGCGCCGACCTTGGCCTGCTGCGCCGGGGTGACCGCCTTCTCGATCTGCTTGAAGTTCATGCAGAGCGGCTGCGTGTGGATCATGCCCGACTTGGCCAGGTAGGCGTAGGGCTCGGTCTCGACGACCTCGGTGTTCGGCTGCTCGGTCATGGTCTCTAGCTCCTCTCGTTCGCCCCCCTGTGGGGCGATGTGAGTACAGTAGCATGACCGACAGGCAGGCCACACCCCCTGCCTGAACAGGGGGAATGGGGACTAGCAGCAGCGAGTATGAGCCAAGAACTCGGCTCGCGTGGGGTCCTGCTCGCGGAAAACCCCCGTCAGCGACGTGGTCCGCATGATCGACCCAGGCTTACGCGCGCCGCGCGTGACCATACAGCTATGGGTCGCGTGAATCGCGCAGGCAGCGCCGAGCACATCCAGATGCTTCTCTATAGCGCCCGTCACCTGAGCCGTCAGCCGCTCCTGGATCTGGAGCGACCGCGCATACCAGTCGACCAGCCGAGCCAGCTTAGACAGACCAACCACCGCGCCGGTCGGGCCAGGGATGTACGCGACGAAGGCGTGACCCCAGAACGGCAGCAGGTGATGCTCACAGGTGCTGGAGAACTCGATCGGGCCGAGCGTGATCATCTGATCCGGCGCAGGTGAAGCGTCCGAGAACGTCACCGCCAACAGCTCCTCAGGAGCTGGCCCCGTGGGGGTCGTCGCCTCGATCAGAGCCTTCAGTACCCGACGCGGGGTATCGAAAAGGCCCGGGCGGTCCGGGTCCTGGCCCGCCGCGATCAGAAGATCGCGCACCCCGTCGAGCGCGAACCCCTCGGTCACATGATCCATGCTGCCTCGTTCACATGAGTCTCCCGAACCACGCACCGAGAGATCACCGCATAGGGGGCACGCACCAAATCGCGCAGCACCTTCTGCCCCTCCTCGGCGATCATCGCGGCAACGTTCTCCACCGTCGGCCAGCCGTGCACCACGTAGACCTTGCAGCCCTCGGCGCGCAACAGCGGCACCAGCGGGTCGTCCGGGCCGAGCATCGACCCGTGATCCAGATTGTGGTCGATCCACTGGCGAAGCCCAGCCTTGAACGGCCCGAACTCAACCAGCACCCCGCCCGAAGCCAGCTGCGGCGCCTGCGCGGTCACCTCAACCCACCATGAATGACCGTGCAGAGACTTGCACTTTCCCTCAAGGTGCGGCAGCCGATGCGCGGTCTCGAAGTTATGACGCACCGTCACCTCATGCATCTGCCAGCACCCCCTCGGCGAAGTCGCGGTCCTCGTACTCGGTCGGGTCAATCAGTCCAGCGTCGCGGAACGCTTCGATCCGCTCGACGCAGGTGCCACACCGGCCGCAGTGCTTCGCTGGCGCTCCGTCAGTCAGGTAGGCATCGCCGTGCTTCGGAACCTGCCCGCCCTTGTAGCACGACCAGGTCAATCCGAGGGGCACCCCGAGCCGAGCCCCCTCACGGGCGATATCAGCCTTCGACCAAGTCACGAACGGCGTCACGATCCGGGGAACGTGGAACCCGTCGAGTCCCTGCGCTGCCAACTCCCGAAGCGCACCAACCCACTGCGGGCGGCAGTCGGGGTACACGGCGTGATCTCCCGCGTGGATGCCGAGCGCAACCAGCTCAGCACCGCGCGCCGAAGCAATCCCGATAGCGATATTCGCCATGATCGAGTTGCGGTTCGGCACGACCGTGGCACGCATGTTCTCTTCGGCATAGTGCCCTTCCGGGACCTCGATCGACTTGTCGGTCAAAGCCGAGCCAGTCAGCTGCTTCCCAACCGACCGCAGATCGATCTCGTGCCACTCGGCGTCGTAATGATCGGCGATCTGAACCGCTGCCGTGAGCTCACGCTCGTGCCGCTGCCCATAGTTGAACGACAGCGCCAAGACGTCATACGTCTGATGGATGTGCGCCAAGAGCGTCGAGGAGTCCATACCCCCCGACAGCGACACAACCGCGAGTGCCCTGCCCATCTAGTGCTCCTTAGTTCGTAGTACGACCACTGTATTCGCTACATGCCTCATGTGCCATCGACGGCTTCGAGGTGACCGGCGACAGTCTTCAAGTTCACCGGGATCGTCTCGGCGAGGAACACCTGCGTGCCCTCCTGCTCGCTGGCGTACTGACCGGCGCCCTTCAAGTTGAATGACAGAGAGTTCGCCAGGTACACGTTCGTGCCCGCCTCAGCCTGGTTCGTGATCTCGATCGCGTCCTTCAGGCAGTTGCCTCCCTGATCGGCGGCGAGGAACACCCCGGTGCCGTTGACCACCGGCGCGGCGGTGATCAGGTGCTGTGAGGCATCGACCGCCAGGTAGACCGAGGTGCCGCGCTGCGTGAGCGACTTCGGGGCGGGTACCTTGTGTCGCTTGGCGAGGTAGTCGCCCATGCGCAGGTAGGCGATAGCGGGAGCGCCGCGCATCATCGCGACCTCCTTGCGGAACTGAGGTTCAGTACGCTGCGACTTCTGGGCGAACCCGGGACGTCCGACCAGAGCGGGGTCAGCGCCGTGAGCGCGCAGCAGACGGGCGTGCTTGCGGGCGGCGAGCCGGTCACCTCCCTGGAGCTGGATCAGCTTGTTGGCACGGTCATCCCACAGCGTGATGGTGCCGTAGCGCATCCCTGATGCCCAGGCGGAAGAGTCCACGCTGTAGAACGGCAGCTTGCGCAGCGTCTCCAGGCGGGTCTGGCCGAAGCCGTGGAACACCGTGCCGGTCTCCTGGGCGATCTTGAAGCATTGGATCAGCCAGCGCAGCACCGCAGGGGCGTCCTTCGCGTGCGGCACCATCCCGCCAAGCGCCATGTAGTCGTACTGCTTGACTAGCTTCTCCAGCTCCGCATAGGGGGTGCCGGTGTGGAACACTGGCAGCACCGGGAGACCCTGCCGTTCGAGGGCAGCCGTGTTACGCGCGGTAGCGGCAGGGTCCCCGATCACATCCAAGGTCGCCCGCACCGTCAGCAGGTGGTCCCATTCCTTCAGCCACGCGGCGTAGTCCGCCAGCTTGATCGTCGCGCCCAGGGTTGCTGCCGAGAACGCCCCGGAGTCAGCGAACACCTCGCACGGCCCGTGGTAGGAGTCGACGATCTCTTGAAGGTTGGTCTTCTGGTGATAGTGGAACGAGACCAGGAACCGGAATACCCCGCTCACAGCTCACCCGCCGAGATCGCCGCTGGAACGTCGTCGGGGAACACCGCGAGATATAGCACGGTGCCTTTCGTCCGCCAGCCCTCCGGCGGCGTGACCTTGTGGCGAACGGCCATAGCCTCCCCCATTTTCATGTGCGCGACCATACCTGCTCGTTTCAGCATCGCACGTTCTAACTTGAATTGTTCAGGTGTGCGACGCTTCGCCTGGGCGAACCCGACCGCGCCGATCAGGTGAGTGGAGATCCCGTGCGCGGTCAGCAGCTGCCGGTCCGTTGGCGACCTGACGGGCCGCCCACATAGCACCACCCTGAACCGGCGGGTCGAAGGGTTCCACAGCCGTGCCTCGCCGAAGCGCACCCCAGCCGACCAGGTACTGGAGTCGACGCTGTAGAACGGTAGGGCGCTAAGAAGCTGCGGGGAGGTCTGTCCGAAGCCGTGGAAGCGGGTGCCGTACTGCTCGCCGATCTTGAAGCAGCGGATCAGCCAGCGGCCCAGCGTCGAGACCTGGTTGCCGAACGGCACCATCCCGCCGAGCGCGATGTACGGGTACTCCTGACACAGCTTCTCCAGCCGGTCGAACCCGGAGCCGGTGTGGAACACCGGGATCACCTTCAGGCCGTCAGCGTTGAGTTTCACGGTGTTGCGTTGGGTGGCCTCGGGGTCGCCGATCACGTCCAAGGTGGCTGCGGTGGTGATGAACCGGCGGTGCTCGCCCAGCCAGGCCTTGTAGTCGGCGAGCTTCACCTGAGCGCCGATCGAGGCAGCCGAATACGCCCCCGAGTCGGCGAAGATCTCCGAACCCGGGGGCAGCTTGCGACTCAGCGCCGCGACGTCGGTATCACGGTGATAGTGAAAGGAGAGCAGGACCCGGACTCTCACGCATCGGCCCGCGCCTTCTGGATCAGATGCATAAACCGGTCATTGTCGTCGTTCGGGTTCATACAGCCGTTGGTCAGCTCATAGAAGTCATCGCGGACGTTCGGGGGGACCTTGAACCGCAGGGTGGGCCAGAGGTCTTCCTCGTCGTGCTCGCCGAACTCGGTCTCCAGGTCGTCGAGGGAAGGCGGCTCATCGCCTTCCTCACCGCCGAGGAGCGCTGCCAGCTCCTCGAAGTCCTCGGCGTGGTAGCCGGTGCCGGAGAAGTCGCCGTCCAGCCGCTCCAGGAGCACCAGGAGGGCGTCGTCGTCGTAGGTGGCGATGTCGCTGGTGCGGTTCGCCGAGAGCATGATCTTCAGGGCGCGGGCGTCGTCCACGTCGACCAGTACCACGTCGATGGTGTCCCAGCCGAGCTGGCGCGCGGCCAGCAGGGTGTGGTTACCCGACAGTACATATCGGGTGGATGCCTGGACGACCAGGGGGGAGTACTGGCCGTTCTCTTTCAGCGACTCGGCGATGATGTTCGGGTCGCCCCGGCGTGCATTCTCGGGATGCGTGATGAGTGAGTCGGTTTCTACCGTCTCGATATTGTCAAGGAGGGAACCCATGGCGCCCAGGGTAGCGAACCCTGGGCGCCATGCTCCTGATCTGGCTCCGCTGAAGGTCTAGAAGGCGACCAGGCGCCGACGAGCGGCACGGCGGGCACGAAGATCGTGCATATAGTCGGTGTTGGCCTGGGTGCAGCGGGGGCAGCGGCACTTGTGGTTCACATAGCCGTTGCGCGTCCCGTGCTTGATGTCAGGAGCGACGTACCGCTTGGTGGTGGTCATGCCTTGTCTCCTCGGGCCTTGACGAAGTCCCCGAGCCGCGCCCGTGCCCATTGAGAGGGTAGGGCGCTGATGTCCGCAGGCTGAACATTGTCGGTGCCCAGACGCATGGCGAGCTTGGCCAGGGAGTCGGCGCACTCGTTGAGAGGGTGGCCGATGTGACCGGGCTGCCACAGGTAGTCGATCTCCGGGTGCGTAGCGACGAGCGCTGCGAAGTCTTCCAGTCTCGGCTGGGGGACGTTCTCCGGCTGATAGAACAGGGGACGGTGGCGCTTGTACTCCGGGGGGAGTATGTCCTGGTCACCGTTGCGCCAGGCCGTCAAGAACTTCACCGCGTCCTGAGAGTCAGTCAGTACGGTGATACGTGCGCCGAGCCCACGCTTGTGGAGCGCGTAGTAAACGGCGTACAGCTCATATACGGCGTTGTCAGCGAGCACCGGTTTCACGGTGCGTAGACGTGCCGCCCACGTGCCGTCAGTGGCGACGTGGGCAAGACCGATGCAGCCGGTCTCTGAACTGATGGCAGCGTCAGCGGCGATGATCAGATCGCCGGGGATGGGCTCGACGGCGCCGTCCATGGTGTATCGACGCCGCATGGAGGTCTCCTTTCTAGGTGCGTGCCCGGTGGCGGGCGCGCGCGGCGGTCAGGCTTTCGGGGGTGGTGACTGAGCAGTAGATGGTCGGGTCTACCTGGGAGCGCAATTCTTTGAGCGCCGCTCGCACGCTGGCGTGATTGAGCTTGCCAGCGCGCTGGAGCAACAGCGTCGGGTCCTTACGCAAGGTTGCCGAGCTCCTTCCGCTTAATCGGTAGCGGCGGGAATGCCGCTTTGAGTAGCGTAGCACGCGAGAGGGGGTGTACCCCAGAGTCAGGCCCTCGCGCTGGTCTCATGCTACGCTACTCAGGTAAGGATCAGCTCACCCCGAAAGGCCCCCGTGGACAACCTTCTCGTCAACGAGATCTTCGGACCCACCATTCAAGGAGAGGGCGCAGCCGCTGGCAGGCACTGCCTGTTCGTGCGCCTGGCCCTGTGCAACCTCGAATGCTCCTGGTGCGACACCCCCTACACCTGGGCGCTGACCCCGCAGAAGGCAGCCAAGCACGCCAGCGGCAAGCAGTACGACAAGACCACCCAGGTACGCGAGATGACTCCGGGCCAGGTCATCGACGCACTCACCAACCTGTGGAACATCAAGGTCAGTCCGACCATGGTGGTGGTCTCCGGCGGCGAACCGCTGATGCAGCGCAATCAGCTTCCCGAGCTGGCGCGCAGGCTTCATGACCTGGGCTGCCCGCTGCACATCGAAACTGCGGGCACGCTCATTCCCCCGAGTGAGCTCACCGACGGGGTCGCTCAGTACAACGTCTCGCCCAAGCTGGCCAACAGCGGCAATGTGTTGACCAAGCGGTTCAAGCCCTCCGTGCTCGCTCACTTCGCCAGCCTCGATCAGGCGTGGTTCAAGTTCGTCGCGACCTCTCCCGCTGACCTCGATGAGATCGATGGGATTGTGGCGATGACCGGCATTCGTGCCGATCGGGTCATGATCATGCCTGAGGGGGTGACCCCTGGCGGGAACCTGGCCGTGGGCAGGGCAATCGCCGATGCTGTGATCGGCCGTGGCTTTGGTCTGACCTTGAGGAGCCATATCTTGCTTTGGGGCGATGAGAGAGGGCGCTAGAGAAAGCTGGGCGGGCCTCTTTGCGGAAGCCCGCCCGCCATGCTACGCTACTCGACATCGGCAACGCCCCCACAGCTGAACCTCCATTCACCACAACCCAGCGAAAGGACACCACTGGTGCCCGAAACCCTGATCAACCCGGTCGTCAACGCGCCGGACCCCACGTGGGTGCTCATCACTCCCGAGATGGCCGCAGAGTGGCTGAAGGAGCTCAACACCCACAACCGGCGGCTCAACATGGGCCACGTCGAGTCGCTGTCGCGCGACATGATGGCCGGTAAGTGGCTGCCGAACAACAACGCCATCGCCTTCGGCATCAACCCGGAAGGCCGGGAAGTCCTCCTCGACGGACAGCACCGCCTGGCCGCCATCCGCCGCGCCGGGGTCGCCATCCCGATGCTGGTCCAGCGTGGCCTGCCCATGGACTCGCAGAAGGCCATGGACATCAACCGGGCGCGCACCTACAAGGACCAGCTGCACCTGGACGACATCAAGAACTCCTCGACCATCGCCGCCGTGCTCCGGCGCATCTGCCTGTGGGAGGCAGGGTCCTACCGTTCCAACAACTCGACGTTCAAGCCCACGCGCGCCGAGATGGACGAGATGTTCGCCGCGCACCCCGACCTCGTCAAGGACGCGGACTGGGCACGGGGCCGGGCAGCTTCACTCCAGCTGGCCCCGACGGTGGCAACCTTCGTGCGGTGGCTGCTGCGCGAGACCAACGAGAAGGAAGGCATCTGGTTCACCGACCGGATGTACGACCTGCACGAGCTGCCGCGCGACCACATCATCCAGGTGCTTCACCGGCGTATCTCTCGGGAGCGGGAGATGCGCGCGTACGGGCCGGATGACTACACGGCTCTGATCATCAGGGCCTGGAACTACTACCGGCGCGGCGAGACCCCCGTGAAGATCCAGATGCCGGGAATGCTGACCAACGAGACGTTCCCGCGTCCGGTGGTCTGAACGCACGTTCGCTCTGGCCCCCTGCTTCGGCGGGGGGCCAGCGTCATATAGGGGTAATCACTGTGTTGATTTCACGGGGCGACGCGATCGTCGCCATCGCCATGTCCATCGAAGCCGGTCAGTATGTGATCTCTATCCCACCGGCTATAGCCGTGTCGGTGATGGAGTCGCTGACGGAACTCAATCCGACGCACTATCTGGATAAGGGCGCGCCGGAGATCATGGTCGCTGACGGGGAGAATGCGATCACCGCCGTAGGGGCGATGGGCATGTATCAATCGATCTTCGGAGAGCAGAACATCGCCTCGGTGGCGGTGCTGCCCCCTGGCACCCCGCCGGAGCGGGTGAAGGCGGCGATCTCACGGGGGAGCATCGCGCCGGTGGAGCAGGTGCCGAGCCTGATTCTGCTCTCGCAGCCGGACGCGGCGGACCCGGAGATCACCTATGTGGTGGACCTGATGATCGAGGCGCTGGCGGCCTCGGAGCCTGAGCACGCGGCGTACCTGAAGGAGGCCGCGAAGGCATACGAGGAGAAGTACGGCGACGAGTAACGCTGGTGCCGGTGGCGCCCTATCGATCTTGGTAGGGCGCTACTGTGTCATGCCGGGAGGTGGCCGAGCGGGAACGTCGCCCGGCCCGATAGAGTGACGTAGCATGACATGAGATCCGAAAGAGAGGCCCCCGGGTCAGTGGGGGCCGCTCTCGGATGCACAGGATCACGCACAACCAGCAACAGGGAGGCTAGCATGACCAACGGGCAGCCGCAGCCCATCGCCCGCCAGACCCATGGGCCCGAAAGCGCCCCAGAAACGCCCGGAGAGCGCTTCTCCGCCGCTCCCGACCCCGCCGCCGCCCCTGACATCGCTCAGGCAGTAATCGCCTCTCAGCTGCCTTCCTCGTCCAAGCTGACGATGCTCACGCTCGCCGCGCTCGGCGACGTCGTTCAGATCGGCCTGGAGAGCCTGGTGAAGCTCACCGGGTTGACCAAGCCGACGGTACGGGTGCATTTGTCCGCCCTGGAGAACGACGGCTGGTTGCTGATTGACCGGCCCAGCGCCGAGGACAGCGCCCGTCGTATCCCCCCTATTTACCGCCTCGCCGTACCGGCCGAGATCTTTCACACGGGTCAAATGGCTTGCCCTGTTAACGTGTTTACAGGTCAAGCCATTATCCCCGTCACGGGTGAAATGACTTACCCTGTTAAGGCCTTTACAGGTCAAGTCATTTCACCCCCGCGCGGGAGCGCGCGCGCGCACTGCCTTTCTGAAAACCTAGATATCTATACTTCAGTTAGTTCTTCTCTCTCAGTGAGCGAAGCGAACGGTAACGCGCGAGGAGTGATCGACGAAGCGGCTGCGCCGCTGCCGCTCCCTTCGGTCGCTGAGATCGAACTCCGCACGGTGCCGTCGAAGCCCACCCGCAAGGCCACCCCGAACGACTCGATGGAGTTCGACCGGTTCTGGAAGGGCTACCCCCGGAAGATCGGCAAGGGCGCCGCCCGCCAGGCCTGGGCGAAGCACGTCATCGCCGCCCGGATCGACGTCGAACTGGTGATCTCCGCCGCCGAGTTCTTCGGACTCACCCGGGCCGGGCAGGACCCGAAGTACACCCCGCATGCCTCGACCTGGCTTAGCCAGCAGCGCTGGGAGGACACCCCGGACCCCGAGTACCGGGAGCTGAACAAGGCTGAGCAGCGTACGGCGCACAACCTGTCGCTGGTCGTCGCCGCTGCCGAGCGCGAAGGCACCAACCCGTTGTCGCTGCTCTTCCCGGACGAGGCTGAGCAGGCGCGGCTGAAGGCGGAGGCCGATGCCTGGTACCGGGGAGAGCCGCTGCCGCCGCGCCCGGTCGCCCCCAGTGCCCCCCAGGAGGCGCGGAGAGGCGGCTCTCCCGCCCTCGAAGGGGCAGAGTGGGGCCAGGGAAGGGGTCGCCTTTTCTGAGCGCTCCTAGCCCCCGGTTGTACCGATCGACCAGAGACCAGGAGTGATCATGAACCAGGACCAGGCGGCAGCCCTGCTCGCCTACATCTCGGCCATCGACCGCCGCCCGATCCAGGACGGCGACTCGGTGCTATGGGCCGATCTGCTTGACGACATTCCGTATGACCCGGCCAAGGCGGCGGTGCGGGCTCACTACCGCGAAGAGTCGCGGTGGATTACTCCGGCAGAGGTTCGGCGGCGGGCGCTGGCGAGCCGAGCCGAGGCGACTCGCCGCCCCCTACCGCCCGGGCCCGAAGCCGTGCCAGACGCTGACCCAGACGATGAGCCCGGATACAGGCGGGCGCTGGCTGAAGGCCGCTGGCGCGAACCCGACCCGGAGGCAAGACCGCGCCCGGTCGCCGAGCTTCTGGCGGGCTACGGCGCAGTCACCGTGATCCCGCCAGAAGAGCCCTCCGGCCCGCTGGCGGTGCCCTGCCCGATGCGCTCGTGCGGCGCGAAGGCGGGCGAGGCCTGCCGGAATATGTTCGGGCGGGAAAGGGACCCGCATCCGGTACGACGCCGCGACCCTGGGTGATCTTGACCATTGGTCAATGATTTGGCTACACTGCTCCCGAAAGGAGGGGCGCCATGGAAAAGCCCGTTACCTCAAAGGCCTGTAGTCGGTGCGGGAAGATGCGTCCCGCCAACCAGTACCGAGTGATCCGTTCCCGCAAGACCGGGAAAACCCGGCTCCACTCGTGGTGTATGCAATGCCAGAGCGAATACATGGCATTGAAATGGGAGGCCACTGATACGCCCGCGCGGCGCACCAGTGAAGCCAAGCGAGTGCGCGCCTACCAGAAGGACCCGAAGGTAGCCGCACGGCGCTCCGCACGCTCGGGAGCCCAGTACCGGGCTCTCGCAGCGCTGCGGGTGCGTCACCCTGATGAGTACGAGGTCTTGCGCACCCGCCTCGGTGCACGCTCGTACCCGGCTCTCGCCGCTCTGCGCGAAGCGCACCGCGACGAATACCAGCAGCTGTACGACGAGCAGCTGCGGGTGGCCGGAATTGAGCTGGCGTAAGTCAGCCGCGTGCCTCGCTGTCGAGGAGAAATGGATCTTCAATGAGATCCGCCCCGACAGCGAGGACGCATATCGTGCCGGTAGAATCTGTGCTGATTGTCCAGTCCTCCGTGAGTGCTACCAGTGGGCATTGGACGAGAAACATTACGAGGGAATCGCCGCCGGTTGGATCTGGCTCGATTCGGCATGGCATCGGAGGCAGCGGTGTTGAAGCGTAAGTCTCGGCGCCCCACGGGCCCGAGCGTCGGGGTACGCGAAGAGGTCTGGGAGCGCGCCGGGGGGTACTGCGAGAGGTGCGGGAAGGCGATCGGCACCTCTGCTATGTCAGTGCATCACCGGCGCCCCCGCCGCATGGGGGGCACCACTGATCCGACGGTGAACACCCCCGCCAATCTGGCGATCTTGTGCGGGTCGGGCACCACGGGGTGTCACGGGGAGATCGAAAGCCACCGCACCGAGGCGTACGCCGACGGCTGGCTGCTGCATGCAGGACAGGACCCTGCTGACGTTCCGGTGCGCCTGCGCGGCGGGCCGATGATCTTCCTGACCCCCGACGGCGGGTACCGCTCTCTGGTCTAAAGGGTGGTGCGTTGAGCCACCCGCTTGCGCTATGCTACGCTACTCCCGTGCCAGAGAGCCTGGCATGCGAAGGAGTACGCATGAAGATCTACCTGCTCAGAGAATCCAGCGGAGCGCCCGAAGACTTCTGGCCGCTCTCCGCCCACCGCACCAAGGACGGCGCGGTCACCCGCATGCGCGAAAAGGCCGACGAGTACGGCCTGACCGTACGTCCCTACGGGCCCAACGACGGACCCAGCGGACCCGACGGCTACACCGGCGAGCTCCAGGCGTTCCCCAAGTACCACGACGGGCGACACCTGTTCATCGGCGAGATGGAGCTGGAGGACTGATGCCAACCGCAACCGACATGCGGGTCATCCTCGACCCGGTCCTGAAGCCAACCGTCTCCTACGGCGACGGCTACACCATCTACCGCGAGATCGAATCAGCCTTCGGTCAAGCGATCCGCCGTTCCATCACCATGGACGTCCGGCCGTTCTTCGTGCGCATGCACGCCGACATGACCGTACGGCCCTTCACCGACCCGCTTACCGGCACAGAGCGCTGGGCGCTGGTCGTCGACAATGACGACGTCGTGATCATGCGCGACTTCCCGGCCAAGCGACACGCGATCCGCTTCTACGAGCAGCTGGCCCGCGACCTCTCCGCCGACCATCGCGCCATCCACGGCGACCGCGCCCACGTCTGGGACTTCAGCGACGTCACGGGCGTGCCAACCAACGGAAGGCACTCCGATGGTTGGTGACCTCATCGAGCACCTGACCTCCCTGGGCATCCCGATCAAGGAATCCATAGAGGCCAGGCGACGCGGCGGCGTCACCGCCCGCTGGGTCGGCACCGAACTGCACGTCAGCGTGTACTACGGGTTCGACCGCTCCCCCGACTCCTGGGACATCAACGTCGTCGACTACACCGCGCAACTCGCCACCATCCTGCGCTCCCTTGGCAGGCACGTGGCGATGGTGAAGATGGACGAGCAACACGGGGCGATGCACACCTTCGTCCCGCCCACCGATCCCTGGAGCCCTCGTGCATCCTGACGAGATTGCCACCCTGCGACTCAACGGCCAGTTCTACGGCGAAGCCGGACTAGCTGAGCTACGAGAGTTCAGGATCGATCTCAACAGCAAGGACTGGGTAGTGCGCTGCCGCGACTGCCGCACCGAGATCGTCGAGTACGCAGGCGGCCTTTGGGCGGACGTCAACGGCGAACACGCCTGCCAAGGTCTTGACGGCGATGGCACGCTACGCCCGCACCAGCCAGGCGAGAAGCCTGTCCCGCTCGACTGGTGCGAGCGTGCCCTGATCATCCCCGACACCGCTCAGGACTCGGTCACCGCCCGCATCGACTTGCCAGGGGCAGCGTTCTGCCTGACCCTGCGGCGCGAAAGCGACGGGACCATCACCCTGCACCTGCCCCACCCCGAACACGCCAGCAGCCGCAAGCTCATCGAGCAGGCCCCTGGCATCTACGAAATCACCGAATAAGGAGCTACACATGGTTCAGAGCCCGAAGGTCCACCCCGACAAGGCCGCCAAGCGGATCGAGGAACTGCTGCGGGGAGGAGCGTCCATCAAGACCATCGCCGACGCGGCTGGCCTGCACCCGACCGTGCTCCACCGTATCCGCTCCGGCCGTATCGACCTGATCGAGCGCGAGACCCAGACGAAGATCCTCGCCGCGAAGCCGAAGATCGGCCCGCAGATCGAAGTCACCGGCACCCGCCGCCGCCTCCAGGCGATTGCCGCGCTCGGCTACTCGCTGGAAGACGCGTGCGGCGGCACCGGCATTAAGCAGCCGCTGATCACCAACATCCGCACCGGCAAGAACGTCACCACCTCGCCCGAGAACGCGGCGGCAGTTGCCGAGTTCTACGAGATCATCAAGGACACCCCGGCGGCGAACACCGCTGGCTCCCGCCGCGCGATCTCCTTCGCCCACAAGCACGGCTGGGTGCCCCCGCAGGCCTGGGAAGGGCTCGACATCGACGACCCGAATGTCGTACCCGGGGAATACGATGCCGACTAGGGCAGGCGACGTCAGGCAGTTCATCCGTCGCGCCCGCAAGGCAGGAGTCGTGATCACCGGCCCCGATGGCTCCGGCCATTGGGCGGTGATACACGAAGGCCACAGATGCTCCACCATCGCTGGCTCACCCAGCGACCACCGGTGGTTGAAGAACGCCGTCGCCGACATCAGAAGGTTCACAGGCATCGACCTGCGACCCGAGCACCAAAAGCGCAAACCCGCAACCCAGTGAGGTAACTGTGCCGAACCCGCTCCACCTGATCGCCCCGGGTGTGCGGGTGCTGTCTGAGCCAGAGACCCCCCGACCGGAATGGCTAGAACTCCGGAAGGGGGGCCTTGGTGGCTCCGACGCACTCGCCATCGCCAACCTCGACCAGTACCGCAGCCCCTTGCGGGTGTGGCTGGAGAAGACCGGCGAAGACCTCAACGAGGAAGGCGACAACCCGCTGCTGCACTGGGGTCGGATGATGGAGGCGCCGCTAGCCGACTGGTTCGCCGAGACCAGTGGTATCGAGATCTTCGAATGCGGGATGCTCGGGCACCCCTCCATCGACTGGATGCGCTTTTCTCCCGACCGGCTTACCGCCGACGACGCCATCTTGGAAATCAAGACTGTCGGTCCGTACGCGGTTGCCGCTGCCTGGGAGAATGGAAAGACCCCCGACCGCGCGGTGGTACAGGTGCACCACGGCATGCACGTCACCGGCAAGCAGCGCGCCTACGTCGTCGGCGGGGTCTGGGGAGCCGAGCCGCAGCTGCGCGTCATCGAACGCGACGAGTCGATCATCGAAGAACTGGTGAAGCTGGAGACCGAGTTCTGGCAGTACGTCATCGACCTCACTCCGCCGCCCCTGGGCCAACACCCCGACGAAGCAGCCCTCCTGCGCCTGCTCTACCCCCTCGGAGACCCCGACCTAGCCGTAGAGCTCTCCCCCCGCGCGTTCGCGGCTCTGAGCGCCTATCAGAAGCTCGGAGAGCAGGCTAAGACGCTCGACGCGCAGCGCCTGGCGATGCAGGCGATCGTTACCGCCGAGCTCGGCGAAGCCACCGAAGGCACCTGGCAGGGCAAGCCGGTCGTCAGCTGGCGCAACAACGCCCCGCTTTCGGAGAAGACGCTGCGCACCGAACACCCCGACCTCGCCACCGAGTACACGATCCAGAAAGACGCACTCGACCGGGATCGGCTCTACCGCGATCATCCCGAGCTGACCGCCCGCTTGCGGGCGCGCCGGTTCCTCGTCAACTAAGGACACGCATGGCCAGCCAGCGCGACACCACCAGCCGTCAGTCGCAGAACTACATCAACCACATCGTCATGGTGCTCGACATGTCGTACTCGATGATGCCGCACCGTAGCAACCTGATCGCCGTCGCGGACGGTCAGATCTCCCACCTGGCCCGCCGCTCGAAGGAGCTCGACCAGGAGACCCGCATCACCGTCTACGTCTTCGACGACGTCAACGAGTGCGTGATCTACGACAAGGACGTGCTGCGTCTTCCGTCGATCGCGAAGTTCTACCACCCGCGCGGCGGTACCGCGCTGCGCGACGCCACCGGTCAGGCGCTGATCGAGCTGGCCGAGACCCCGGAGCGTTACGGCGACCACGCGTTCCTGGTATACGTGCTGACTGACGGCGAGGAGAACCGCTCCCGGATGGTCAGCGCCGCGCAGCTGAAGTCCTCGATCGCGGCGCTGCCCGATCACTGGACGGTCGCGGCGCTGGTACCGAACGCCATGGGCAAGCACGAGGCCAAGCAGTGCGGGTTCCCCTCGGACAACATCGCCATCTGGAACCCGGACGACAAGGGCGGTGTCGCCGAAGTCGGCGAAACGATCAAGCAGGCGACCGAGAACTTCATGACCAACCGCGCCAAGGGTGTACGCGGCTCGAAGTCCCTGTTCTCCGTCGGCGCGGACGTTCTCAACACGCAGACCGTTGCCGCTGCCGGTCTCACGCCGTTGGACGTCGACTCCTACAACATCCTGCACATCGACCCCAAGCTGCCCGAGAAGACTCCCGTGAAGCAGTACATCGAGGATGAGCTTGGGCTCAAGTTCCGGATCGGCTCCGTGTACTACGAGCTGACCCGCACCGAGCGCATCCAGCCGGGCAAGAAGGTGCTGGTGCAGAACAAGAAGTCCGGACATGTCTACGGAGGTCAGCAGGCCCGTGACCTGCTCGGCCTGCCCGACATGCAGGTCACCGTGAAGCCCGACGGGGTCAACAAGGACTATCGGGTGCTGATCCAGTCCACGTCCAGCAACCGGCACATGGACCCGAACACCACCGTGCTCATCATGAAGTAGCACCTTGAGAATCGCTCCCAGCATCACTTCGTGGTAGTGTTGTGCCGTGGAGGAAATGACTGGGAGCCAGCTCAAGGCTCTTGAAAACCGGATGCGGCGCGTCGCCGAGCGGCAGGGACTAACCCTGACCAAGTCTCGGCGACGCGACCCGCGCGCTATCGGCTATGGCACGTTCACCCTCACGGACGGAATCGTCGTCCTCGGGGAACGGCTCACCCTGACTCAGGTGGGCCAGCTCCTCCGCGAAGACCCGGCACCCGGACCTTCGAAGGAGCGCAACGTTGCCTACTACTGAACTCGCCCAGCGCCTGGCCAACCGACCCGTCGAACAGGTTGACCTTCGTACGCAGCTGATGGGCATGACCGAGCAGTTCCAGCTGGCCATGCCGCGCGGCTTCGAAGCCAAGCAGCTGGTACGCGACGCCCTGACCTGCCTGCGCGAGACCCCTAAGCTCGCGCAGTGCGACCCCGCGTCGGTGCTCGGTGGCCTGATGACCGCCGCGCAGCTGGGACTTCGCCCGGCAGTACTCGGACAGTGCTGGCTGCTGCCGATGTGGAACCGGCGCGCTGGCGGACATCAGGCGACGCTCGTAGTCGGCTACCTCGGCTACCTGGAGCTGATCAACCGCTCCCAGCGGGTCGCGAAGATCACCGCGCGGAAGGTCTACGAGTTCGATAAGTTTGACGTCGAATACGGCGACAGCGAGCGGTTGAAGCACAAGCCGATGCTCTTCGGCGACCGGGGCAGTGTCGTGGCGTACTACGCCACCGCTCAGCTGGTCCCGAAGGCCACCACCTTCCACGTGATGACGAAGGCTGAGGTCGAGGAGCACCGCGACAAGTTCGCTATGGCCAAGACCAAGGACGGCACCGTCATCGGGCCGTGGCGGGATCACTTCGACCAGATGGCGTTGAAGACCGTCATCCTGCGTCTGGTCCGGCTGCTGCCGAAGACCCCGGAGCTGGCAGCGGCGAGCATCGCTGACGGAGCGGTACGCCAGGATCACGACCCGCGCGCCGATGTGATCACGGTGACGCAGGACGAGCCGCTGGAGGAGCCGACCCCGGCGCTGTCGCTGGAAGCAGCGAAAGCGGCACTCGGCCCGGTCAGCGACGAGGTGTGGGCTCGGGCCGAGGAGCAGGCGAAGCAGGCTGCCGCCGAAGCAGGATACGAGTCCTGACGTGGGTGTACCGCCACAGTGGGGGGGAGGCTGTGGCGGTACGCTCCCCAGTATGGTCCCTTGTGTGCGCTGCCGCCATTCGAACGAGAAGCGGCTGTGCCAGCGCTGCACCCAGGCAGTCGATGAACAACTCGCCTCTCTCCCGGGCTTCTATGCCGACCTGGCCCGGTTCCTCGCTCCAGGCTCGTCAGCGGGCGGAGAGGGCTTCTCCAAGCGCGTAGAGGCCCCCTTGCCTGCCAGGCTAGGGCCGCTCTCTTTGCGCGGCGCAGGGGGCATCGTAGGGGTTCTGGGGGCGTGGGAAGCAGACTGGCGTGACACCCTCGGCTGGTCGTCGACTCCGGCGCGTGGGCGGATTGAGCGCGCAGTTGAAGGTCATGCGACATTTCTGCGCAACAACCTGCTGTGGTGCGTCGATGAGCACCCGGCGGTCAAGGAGTTCGCCGAGGAGATCGCCGAGCTGCACCGCTCCTGCCAGCAGGAGATCATCGGTCCCTCAGTTACCCGGGCGATCGGGTACTGTCCGGTGGTACTCGATGACCAGGCTCCGTGCGGAGCTCGGCTGTACGCGAACCCGTATGCCCTCACGATCCGCTGCCGCTACTGCGGCACGGCGTGGGAGGGCTCGGCGTGGCTGGCGCTGGCGGGGCAGATGCGTGGCTAACTTCCGGATGATGGTGCCCCCTGGGCTGGAGCTGCTGTCGTCGAATCAGCGGTTGCACTGGGCGACGAAGGCGCGGCGGGTGAAGGCTCTGCGACA